TCATTCTTCATCCTCCCAATCTAATTTCTGACCACAGTCACTGCAATATAACCCAACATTATACTTGTTTCTTAAATCTCCCTTCTCGTAACAAACAGGACAATAATAGTGATGCATTCCTCTATTGTATCCGTTCTTTATTTTTTCTCTTATTCCTTTCCTTGCCGTCTGCATTTCCATCGCCGCCCGGCATTCTTCCACTGTTCCGATCGTGCGGTACTGTTGAATCTCTTTCAGTGCGTTTATTGCCATTGCATAAGCATTTTCAAAAGATTCCCCCCATGATGTATCACATGGAATTGCTTTTCCAATTTCGTTACAATCATATTTTAATTCTTCAATCGCTTCATTCTCTGTCATTCCTACACCTCCAACAGTTCCGGATTATCAATCTCGTTTCCAATAACAACCATATAATCTGGATTAATATCTCCCAATGGAACACTTACATCAGTCTCTAACGATGTAGCTTCCCAACTCAACGAATCATCAGCCCATTTGACAACGTAATCTTCACATTCATGCCAGAAAATATCTTTCTCAAAAATCAGTCTGCCGTTCTTATCCTTAATTCCAGTGCATCGACAAATTGTGGATGGGTCTACCTGCACGACATCCAAATCGTGAGGAGCACCATCTTCATTAGTCCCAAGCACATACCCGATAAAATATTTAGAGTAGTCCTTCTCGTCTACAATCAGATATCCTTCCACCCATTCGCCATTATCTTTCCGCTTTCCACGGGATAAAAATCTATTCTCCATCGCGTTCCACCTTTTTCCCTTTACAAACTCCTCTGTGTTCATGCACGGAAAATGAAATACTTCCGGTCTGCTTCATGTAAGTCAATTTTTCTCCGGTCAACTCACATTTATGTTTACGTTCGTTTAAATACTGACATCTTCCATCACAGTACATCACTTTCCCCCTCCATTTCTTTCAGCTTGGCTTCGGCTTCCTCTCTGGTAAGGAATATCCTTTCGCCAATGTCGCACGGTAAATAGCAACTCTCACCCATATCAGTGTCATTTATAGCATCAATTCTCATAACAGTTCTGTCTTTATGAATCTGCTTGATATATAACTGGATAACGCGCATCATAATAACTGGCTCTTTCGCTCCTTTATTTACCCTATACAAAGTATCTCCAACCTTGCACGGCAACCGCAGAAGTAATCCCTGCTCTTCGGCTTGCTCTCTATTTGCAAGTCTTTCCGCAATCTCTTCCAGGGCTTTGTATCTTCCATCTTTCGCAAGCTGGGTAATGGTAATTCCCTCATCATCCGGTAAATCTGCTGGATGAAATAAAACTTCTCCATTCTCTGCCACATATGTTAATCTCTCCATGCTATCCCTCACTTTCTGCCTTAAGCCATTGTTCCACCTCTGTAACAGAACACATTGCTACGCCGCCCTCAATGGTCTTTACACTACCCTGCTCATATGTTTCGATTGAGCAAAGGAAATCTAAAAGTTCCTCATCCGTCATGCTCCGGATCCGGTCTGCATTGGTCTGTGGCTTTTCAATATGTGGCTTTTCTGCATCTGTGCTGTACGACTCCGGCAGTGGCATCCAAGCATTTACAAATAATCCATATTTTGCATAGCTTTTGTCATCATCCCCCGGATAAAACGCACCGTTACCATCTTCATCAGTTTCATATCTTCCGATATCTGGAATAGTAAAGTTTTCAAACGATACCAGGATATATTTATCAGTATTAGGAATCTGCTCATCTACTGGAATCCATCCGCTTTCCTGCTCCAAAATCCTGTTGATTTCTTCCTCCGAAACCACTTTTGTTAGTGGAGAATACCCGCAGGCTTCTGTTGCTGCCTCAGATATCCTGTTTTTAATCCTGCTTATTGACATTCTAATCCTCGCTTTCTGGTAACATAGCATATTTATAGCTACTCATTTTACCGTCGTATGTGCTCCATGACGTTTTTCCGTAATCCCATGTATAAACCGTTTCATCTTCATATTTTGCAAAATGTTCTTTGCTCCACGCAAAAAGTTCAGAATCTCTGACCAAAATCGGTGTATCGACTGGAACTTCGCTCCAATCAATATACTGGCTGTTCGCCCATTCTTTTGCTTTTTCTCTGCAACGACCAGCATTTCTAATGTCATTATCGCAAAAATCGCATTTATCGCAGACTCCCCTGCATTTTTCCAGTTTCCCATTAATTAACGCAATATTGCATCCATCACACGCAATATTTAAAATCTCTTCCGCATATTTTTCTCTATTCAGCATTTTCCTGCTCCTTTCCGATCCTGTTCACAAGCTGTTCTGACCTCGTATAAGCCTTATCCAACAGTTCCAAGTATTCACTAAAGGAAATCTGCGCCTTTTCGGATAACTCACTCGGATAACGATCTAACAAAGCCTTAATGCACTGTTTCATGTCTCCAAAATATCCGATTGTTCGAACGCTTTCTTTTTCATTGCCGTCCTTATCCTGTCCGGCATATCTCTGTCTCAGGGTGTGATTCAGAGAATCAATCTCCACAAAATATCCATCCTGCAGTTCCACAGCTAACTTGTCCATCAACCAATCCTCCTATATTTCATACGTCTTTCCAATAAACCGCTTATCAATGTACTTACATTCCCATTCCAGTACACTTGCGATCCCTGTCATGGTTTCATATCCGGTAGCAAGGCAGTTAATCAAATATCTGATTCTCTCATAAACCTGTCTGATCTGATTTCCCGAAAATTTAAACTGCGTTTTAAGGCAGACACCCAACATAGCAAAATAATTAAATACCTGTGCCAGTAAAAACTTATTTGCCTGTATCATGCAGTTCGGTGCAATCTTTCTCTCTACCAGATAAAAGCTCTCACGATACGGAATCTTATTTGTTTCCTCTCGCACGTCAATCTTGCATTTATCTTTCAAATAAAAACCAAGTTCCTCGCCTGTCGTTCCATCCTTTGCATTCTCCACATATGCATCAATAGTCTGCTCAACCTTTATGATTCTTTTGTGTCCGAATCCGAACTTATCATGCAGTGCCTGATATGCCATCATGCGGACGTTATAATAGGATTCCTCTATCAGATAATCCGCATTGCTTTGTGCCTTGGCGTGTCTCTGTATTCCAATCAGTTCACTCTTGGAATATCCAAGTGTCTGCATCCGCTTTTTCTTTCTTGCCAGTGCATTACTCATTTGTTCTTCCATCTCCTCTCTACATCCTCAAAATGGCTAAATACAAGACTTTGAACATATTTTGATATATTTGTCCGTGCATATTTTTTAATTAGCATTTCCCCTGCTTCCATCATTCCTTGGAACCACTCATCTTCGTTATCAGCTTCATAAAACTGCTGCCGGAATTTATAATAGTCATTAAAAAACTGCCATTCTTCGGAACCTTTTTCAAATTTCTTACTTGCCATAATCATTCACCTTTTAATCAAATGGTGTGCTGCCACATACTTCTCGGAAACCGTCTTTCTGTTGCATCCGTGCTTGAATCTGTTCAATGGTTTCGGTTCGCTCAATGAATCTCATGTGATCGCCGTCAAATTGGAGAACTTCTTTTAAATGCGTTCCCTGCCTTTGTTTTTCAATTTTCCATCCCTTATATTTACCATCTTCATCAAGATTCCATAACAAGATAATGTTTGATGCATCCTGCTCAACGTCTCCAGATTCTCTCAATTCTGCCATGGTTGGCTCTTTTGTTTCTCTCATCTCCGATATTCGATTAAGCTGAGACAGTACGATAATTGGCACATGCAGTTCCATAGCCAAGGCTTTGATAGCTTTTGAAATATCTCCGACCTCGGATGCACGGTTACCGAATCTTCGATCAGCCTTGATTAACTGCAAGTAGTCAATCACGATCACATCATATCTTTGGTGCCTGCATTCTGCCCGAATTTCACTTACCGACTTCGCGCCGGTTGAAATAGTGATGCTATACCCGGAAAGTGTTTCATTCGCCTTGTCGAATGCTTCTTTCTCCCCACCAAGAAAAGCCTTTGCCCGGCGAACCCTTGTTAGACCGATTTCAGACATTCGAGAAACGAAACGCTCATACACCTGTGATTCGTTCATTTCAAGGTTATAGTAGCCAATGTTGTAATCCTTTTCTGCCATCTGTCCGATCATTTGCGTAACGATTGCAGATTTTCCAACTCCCGGTCTTGCGCCAATTACAGTAACGTCTCCGCCTTCCAAGCCGCCAAGGCAATCATCTGTTCGATAAAATCCAGTTTTTATCAATCCCTCGCCTACATGCTCATTGAAATAATTCCCTTTATTTTCTGCAACAATCTGCTTCATAGTTTTTGAGTGAACGGTTTTGTTTTCTTGGATTTCTTCGAGTTTCGTGAGAACTTCGGCTATAGAGTTATCAATATCGCATGGTCTAAGGCTTACTTCTTGAAAAATTTTTTTTGTTTCTCTTGCTCGCCAATCTTTAACAACTGCATCCGCATAACTTTTTATTGCCGTTGAGACTGGGGTAACAGATATGCATTCTTTCAATTCGCTTGCAATTATTTCCGGCTCCCATTTGTGGTTTTCAAGTGACTGAGACAGTGAAACGACATTAATGTTTTCTCCACGATCATACATGGCAAGCATTTCAGCAAAAGCATCTTGACAAAATTCAGAGCTGAACATTTCCGGCTTCAATTTGTTATAAACCTTGTACATGGAATCATTGTCAATCAATACACATCCGATCACTCCAATTTCTGCTTCCGTCAACTGCTCTCACCTCGCTTTCGTTTCTCAACTTGACGAATCCAGTAATCGCAATCCTCTTTCAGCCAGTCTCCGTATTTTGGTATGTAGCGATAATTCGTATCATCCGGATTCTTCTCTATATAGTCAGTAACATATGCCACTGTAGCCTCATATATCAGCTTTGCAACGGCTTTCCTGTTCGGCTCGATAACTTCTAAAAGCTTGTCCATCCATGCTACCTTGGCAGACGTTAACGACGTTTTCTTTGGATATGCATTGATCGTGTATTCCCATCCCCATTCCGCGTCAAAGTCCAAATCAGATGCAGGCACGCTTTCTTTTGTATTTTCTTTCTCTATCTCTATATCTGTATCTATATCTTTCTCTATATCTATCTCTACATTGCAATTTTGTTGCAAAATGTTGCACTCCGTTGCTCCACTGTTGCATTGCAACGCTTTTTGTGCATTTTCCCTAGATTTACGACTTCTACGAGTGCTTGCCGTCTCGCTTCCTAAGTTATCTTGCACAAAAGGCAACTTGTACTCAATGGAATCTGATGTTTCAAGCAATCCGCAGGAAAGAAGATACTGAATCGTTACTTGAACATTGATTTCGTCCTCGTCAATATCAAGGGCGATCTCTTTGTAAAATTCATCTTCCAATCCGGAATATTCCAGATAGCCACCTTTTTTCAACGACAACAACTGCATCTTAAGATAGATGATCGTATATGTATCGCCACCAGCCATCTTTCGGAGTTTTTTGATTCGTTTGCTATCAAAGAAATCATCCATCAGTTTAAGCCAGTAATACCGCTTATTCTCCGCCATTTTCACTACCTCCAAGCAATTCAATAACCTTTGCCCCAGCATCTTCCGGGCGACAAAATACGAACTCAACGCCATACTTAAGTTGCATTGTCAACATAGCTTTTGCCAATACCTTGCCAGATGTCGGCTTTGTTTTCGGTAGCGATACATTCAGCAATTTTCCAAGTGTGTGCATATATGCAATATTGTTATACCGGTCCACTCGAGGATTATGCCATGTAAATACATCATTGACGGAATACACCTTGTCTGTATTTTCAATAAGCACATATAACTTAATTCCGTTGTTCTGCGCCAAAATACACTCGTCACGGAATCTCGGATGTGCTTTTCCACAGATATTCCCTACAATTTCCTGCATGTCCTTTTTCGTGTCAACGGAAACATCATATGTGCCAAGAAAATCCATCTTTTTAAGTTCCATTTTTCTAGCTGATTTTCTATGGATAACATCCGCTACCTTGTCTGTGGCAATTATGTAATCTCCAACCGGCAATGGTGCACGCAAGACTTCCATATCGTGGCTTTTGAAATATCTATTCTTAAGGATATGTAAGCCCTCTTTCTGTCCTTTATCCTCAATTATTAACACGTATTCTCCTTTCTGGCGGTCACTTTCGGCAACCGCCAAAGGTATCTCATGGCTTTCAATTTAGTTTTTTGTGATATATTAAATTCCTTGCCAAAACATCAGATACCGCATAAATTGGTTTCTTTTAGGTAAATACCAAGGTGTTACAACCTATTTTTAGTATTCAAGATTGATAGTGACATTCGGACAGATGCTTCCTTCATTGTTATCAATGTCACAGAAATCAACATCATCATTAAATTCCACTGTTACCGTTACTTCTTGCGTATCGTCCTCATCGTCTCTGTCAAATTCAGCTTCTACATCGGCATCAAATTTTGCCTTAACATGGAATTCTACTTCTGTATCTGCATTAAACTTTGACAACTGCTGAATCAATTCATATACTTTCATGCCGTCTCCTTTCAGAACGGGCAAAGGTTCATATCAACTTCCAAGCCTTTGCACGCAACATAAACATTGGCTCCATATTTAATTGTTTCTTCTGTCTTTTGTTTAAATAGTGCGAGATCTCCGCTTTTATCTGATAAGTGTATTAGAACGACATTTCTCAATGCCGGGTTATCGTTAGTAGAAATAAATTTAAGTGCCGTATCAAGACTCATGTGACCTCGTAGGCGGTGTTCGTAGTTTGGCTCGTCCCGGTCTACAAACTGCATATCGTAATTGCTCTCAACCATAAAATGATTGACATTTTTGAATCGGTATTTGATGTACTCGGTATCAGATGCATACACCAAACTACCCATTTCTGGATGCGTAATGTAAAAGCCATAGCAAGGAACATCGTGTACTAATGGAAAAATTTTAATTCTGAATTTCCCCATAGAAACAAGATAATACTTCATTTTATCGGCATCATATTCGGGAATTCCTGTACCAAAGCAAGCCGAATTGATTCCTGCATTTTTATATTGCTCGAAATATTTATAATGGTCTCCATGTTCATGGCTGGAAATCATGCCGACTATCTTCATTACATTGAAATTCAAGGCTTTCTTGACTTCCATGAATGGCAACCCAGCTTCGATTATCAAGGCTTCGTTTTCATTCTCCAAAATATAGCAGTTGCCGGATGAACCGGAACCTAGGACTTTAAGCTTTATTTTCAATCACTCCCTTCGCTTTCTCGATAATCTCATCATCAAAATTCGCTAGAACTTTTCTGTAACTTTGCTTTTCAAATATTCCTCTCATTTTTCTTTCATTCGGATTATGACAAAAAACCTTGAAAAAATTATCAATATTGGATTGATGTTTAATTCGCTCAATCTCTGGAAGCCGTACCTCAAACTGTTCGTTACCAAAAACATCTACGCCCTGTTTGACAATGCAGTCCGTAATCTCGTAATCAATACGGTTCACAGCTTTGGGTTTTTCCAATATCCACATTTCCCTAGTAAATTCCGCATCCGGCACATATTTCTGAACTTCATCATTGCTCATGACCTTGTCAGCTTTCAGATAGTAGCAATGGATGATTACCGGCAAGCCAAGCGATTTCATATTCCGTACCACTAACCCGGCTTGCGGTATTGCGTTCAAGGCTTCAATTATGCTTTGTGCTACACATATCCGTTTAATCGTGTCGTTTTCGCCCTCACACCGCTGTTTTGGAACTCTTGGAATAAACTCATCCACCAAGTCAAATGAAACGTGAATCATAGCCTACTCCAATTCTTCCTCTGCCGGGAACTGAAAGACACCTCCAATAACAGTTTTAGTCATTTTATCATTCGGAATATAAATAGCTTTTTCTTTGTCGAACATCGCTATATTACGGCATGCATACGCATATTGCAGGTCTTCCATAGCTTTCCGCGCTTTTTCTTCCGTAGAGTACACGGCTAATTCAGTATCGTCCGCTATCGTTTTCTTATTTGTAAAGCTCTTGTTAATGAAAAATATACTGGTTCTGTATCTGCTTATAATAACTTGTTCATATGGAACATCAAGCGTTCCATTCTGTGATATAACTCTCATACATCCACCTCTAATCTTTCATAAAGTCCGGTACGCTTTCGTCATTCTCAACGACTTCTCCGGCTACTTTTTCTGGCTGTGGTTCAACTACTTCGCTCCCGGTCTCAATAACTTCGGATTCAGCTACAACAAATGGCTCTGAATTGGCATTTTCCGCAATTTCTTCCTGTGTCTGCTGATAAGTTTCATCCATCTGCATAAGAGACTGTTTTGCAATAGCATTAAGGTCTTTTGGATGCTTTTTGATTGCATTGTTACGCATCTTACGAACAATCATGGATTCCGATGTATCAAGCCATGCAGCACTCATATATGGTTTCGCAACTTCACAGGCGAGCATATCTTCAATAGTCTTACAGTCTAAAAGTGCTTTCAGAATTTCTTTTTTCTTTTCTGCGATAGCTTTCTTTTCTGCTTCTGTTGCATCATAACGTGTCTTTTTGCCACCTTTTACAAGTCCGAAAGTTTCATTCAACAGATTATTACGGACATGAGCGAAAAGATTCCCTTTTACGCTTTCACGCTCTGCAATCATGTACTCGATTTTTCCATCATTCATTTCAACAGGATAAACAACACGGATTACTTTCTGTGAAAATCCTTTTTCTTCCCACTCCGGCGGCGTAACTTCAACGCCTCTGTGCTTCGGATATGTAAACTCATCCCCTTCTTTCACAAGCCATACCGGATATACTTTTTTAACATCAACACCAAAGTTGCGAAGAAGCGCATCGTTTCCGTCTCCTTCGATTCCCATTTCTACTTCCTTGTACCAGTTTCCGTTTGCGTCCTGCTTGCTTCTCAATTGGAAATAGCACTCTCTTGGTACAGCATTGGCATTAAGTTGAAGGCTTGATACCTGCCCGATAACCTGTCTCAAATTAGAACCATTCAAGTTGCTCATAGCGGCTTTGTTGGATGTAACAAGGTTGTAAATTGCACTCATAGCTGCCATAGCGCACTGCTTGGAATAATCATCAAACACAAGTCCATGCTCTGCGAAGTCACGCTCCATAAGCCCTGTGTACTGGTTCGCATAATAAGAAAGCTGTGTATTCATTTCCTGTTTTCCCTGTGCCGCCACTTCCTGTTTCTTTGTTTCTGCCATAATTATTTTTCCTCGCTTTCCATGATGATTTTTAATTTGTTTTCTTCTATTTCAAACTTTTCTTTTGCCGATTTAAGTTCCTTTTCTGCGGCTTCTCTAAACTTTTCCTTTGCATAATCGAAATTCGGCTTTGTAAGGAAAATATTTTCATAATAGCCAGTAATTTTCCCTTCGTCCTCTTTTCTAACAAAGCTCATGCAATTTGGAAAACCTCTTTTCTTATCAACTGGATAATATGTCTTTGGTTTTTCAATCACTTCCATTTCTGTGACGGAGATTCCGTCCGAATTAAGTCCATAAAAATAAAGTTTCACTGCTTTTCCTCGCTTTCCTCGCATTTCTTCACAACTGCCACCTTATCAGCAACGTATGTCTCTACCCACTTCATATCCACGGTTTCATCTGTAACTGTTAGCTTTGCACCATTGGCATTTACAACCGTGTCACCGGCTTTCACAGAATCCTCGGTGCGGTATGTATAGCTTCTGGTGCTGTTTGGAAATTTTGCTTTGATATAATTCATTCTGATACCTCACTTTCTAATTTTTGATGGTCTGATAGCATTTATCATGGTCGTTCCACTTAATAGGAATTGGTGCACCACAATCAATGCAATCCATATCAAACATTTCCTCATCCATATTGGTCATGTATCTTGAATGCTGTCCGCACTCGCAATTCGCATAAAGTGGTTTCAATGGTTCATCAAAAAGTGAATCATCTCCGCAATTCATGCAATGGATGCCTTTGCTCTCTTTCTTCAAGCAGAAACCTCTTATCGCTCCACATTTCTTACATTTCCAATAGATGAATCCTTTATATGTCAATCCGTGATAAGTCTCTTCAACAGGTTCTTTATGCTGTGCCGGTATGTTACTCGGCACTACAGCATTCGGAATTTTTGGAAGCGAATCAAGCTCTAACTTTGGTTTCTCAATCTCAATTTCTTTCGTGGAATCAAAATGAAGATAGTCTACCAGCATGCTTGTAATCTTAGAGAAAAGTTCAACCGCTTTATCCCCGACATCAACAGAAATGTTCATTCCGTCTGTAGAAACTCTAATTTTCATTTACACACCCTCCACTTTCAACTGCTTGTCCTCTGAAACGCTCAAAAGAATTAACTGCGCATCCATATCCGGCACATTGAACTCATTCAGCGATTCTGCGTTATCAACAAAAATAGGCACGCTTACGCCGTATAACTCGCTAAGAGAACGGATAATATCAAGTCCTGCTACGATTCTGTGACCACTATTCAAAGTCGAATACGGAACGCCATTCACAGTACACTCGCAACAATCTTTCATACCGCCATTTAATTGCATTTCGAAGAGTTTGAAATTAACTGTCTTGAAATGGCTATTGATAGATTCAGAAACCTTATCCAGTTTGAAACGAATGAACTCTTCTAAGAGGTAAAGCATCTGTTCCTGGTCGGCAACTTTCTGCCCGATTTCTTTCTGCTCGTCACGAAGCGTTTCGATACGATCATCAATCGCCACATTGTTAGCCGCCTGCGCAATAACCTTGTTCACTTCATCAAGCTGCGCCTGCAGATCGGCTTTCTCGGCTTTTAAATCAGTAACAACCTTGTCTGCGCCCTCGGATTCAACCTTTGCAATATCAGCAAGAATCTTGTCATGCTCTGTTTTCAGCTTCACATACTCTTCATTCTGCGAATAATCAGCTTCTGCCGGGATCTCGGATAACTGCTTTGCATAATCATTCTGCTTTGCAAGTGCCTTGGATTCCTGCTCTTTGAGTGCCACAATGTCTTCCTGCAACTTGGCGTTTTCCTTTGTCAATCGCTCAATATCAGCCTTGCAAGCGTTGCCCTTGTCAATCAGACCTTTAAGTTTTGCGCCCTTTGCATCATCAAATGCTTTGCGTGCATCCTCTAACTGCTTGGTGGCACGTGCCTTGGCATCTGCATTTTTCTGCTCAAAATCAGCCTTAAGAGACTCAATCTTATCCTGCGGCAACTTCTGACCACATAAGGAACAAACCGTTGTAGATTCATCAAATTTCCACTTGGATTCGTCAAAGAGATATGGCATTTCATCAAATGCCTTGGAAAATTCTGCATTGTATTCAACACCAAGATTTTTCCGCTCTGCATCTGTATCGGAAATTGTCTTCTCATTTGCCTTGATCTGATTTTCCGCAGACTGAATCTGATTATGTAAGTCATTGAACTCTCGTGTTGCATCATCCTTGGCACTGTCAAGACCTCTACGTTTTGCGGAAAGTTCGTCATTCATGACCTGCATAATGCCGGACATATCAAATTGCAACTGCATTTCCTTACTTCTTAAATCGCCCAACGCGCTACCGGCATTCTCCATTTTCTTGCCACATTCAGCGATTCTTCTTACCAGATCCACCTTTGCAAGCTCCTGTTCTGCCACATCCACATCAATCTTGGATTTTTCTGCTTCATCAATACGCACCGGAATTTCAGCCTGTTTCTTCTTCCACCCGGATAACGCTTTGGAAAACTTAGCACGGATATCATCTGTGGACGGTGCTTTCTCCAACTCGCCGAGTAATGGAGCATACTTAGCATCTGTCTGCGCCAGTTCAACATCCGATACATCCGTTGCAAGGCGCATCAGAATATCGCGCTGATCTTTCCATTTCAGAGAAGAAAAATACTGCGGATTGGTCAGCATCTTAAACATATCCTCGCTCTGTGCCAGATTTGAAACATAGGCTTTGAAATCAGCTTCACTCTTCGGATATCCGTCAATCTCAAATGAATTGACATTGCCTTGCAAAGTAACGGTGTCGGTTCCACGCTTCTTAACCCAATTCTGCTTCTGAACCTTTGAAAGTTCCACTTCTTTCCCATCAACGTCAATAACTCCCACAACCTTAATTTCTACATTATCAATGCGGTTTCCGTCCTTATCTAATGGTCGAACATTAAACTTTTCCTCTCCGGCACTGTTTTTATTGAAAAGCAGCCATGTAAACGCATCGAAGATTGTTGTCTTTCCTGCGGCGTTCTGTCCTTTAATACTTGTCTTATTAGAGAAATTCACATCAAGGCTCTTAATTCCCTTGAAATTCTCCATATGTAATGATCTAATTTTCAGTTTCATTTTCCTTCTCCTTCCACTCTTTATATTTTTTAAGTGCCTCTTCAAAGCATGCTTCATCGTCAACATATCCAAGAGCTGACTCTATAATTTTTGAATTAATAGTTGTTCCTTTTTTCCCCATCAGCTCAATGTCTCTTTGGTGTTCATTTGCAATAATGGCACATGCTGTATGAACTTTCGTCCTGCATGCAACCAGATCTGCATATTCCTCAACGGAAATTGTAACGGTATTTTCTGCCATCTTAATTTTCCTCCTCTAATACATTAATTTTGCTTACAGACACCTCATATGCTGTTCTCTGCTCTTCTGTTCCATCTTCATATTTCTTAATATATCCGCGGCTCTGAATGCGTCCATTGATCTCAATATGAGTTCCTACTTCCAACTGACCAACAAATCTTGCATTTCTACCCCAAACAACACATGGGATATAATCTGATTTTCCGTAGGAACGATTGACTGCGATTAATAAATCTGCAATTTCTCTTCCAAGCGGAGTTTTCCTGTAAATCGGTTCTTTGCATACATATCCGTCAAGCTGGATTTTGTTCAAATCTGTATGCTCTCCCGGATTCGCTTTTTCAATTTCACAGACGAATACATATAATAACAGACGATTTCTCTTTTCCTCATGTTTGTTATAAGAACTATACACACCGGAAACATTAACGGCAGTGCCCGTGTATTTATCATTCAGATTGATTAATCTCTCTGAAATAATTAATGGGATAATATCAGCCGTCCCACTTAATCTATCCACTTTGAGGTGCATATTATAAAATCCCTCTCCAAACACCTCATGGTTAAATTCCGGCTCTGTGATAATCGTTCCTGTAAGTTCCACTTTATTGTTTTCTGCTCTCATATTTGAATTTCTCCTTTTCTTGTGCTAAAATAGGCGCAAATAGCTTATGCTATTGCTTGAACTGGAATCATTCAGCTTTGGTCGGTTCGGATGATTCCTTTTCTTTGCTGTAATCAGTGTCAAATGTGATATAGGTAATACCGTCATCGTCATCAGACTCACTTCTGTAATCGTAATCTACAATCTCTTCTGTATACTCCTGCCACTCCCCATCTATTTTTGTTCCTATATAAATAAGAAGTAATCCAATCAATACAGGTATAGCAGTGACCGGATACTCCGTTGCATCAATGCAGATGCAAAACAGAAAAACAACGGTGCCGATCATTTCAATTATCTTTGCTAACTTTTTCATAGGCATTTCCTCATGTAACAGAAAAAAGTTTTTTCATCCGATTCTTAGGACTTTTAATTTCGAACTTTTCTCCTGTTTCATCGTCGATCATGTATTTGCCGTCAGAATGCATTGTATGTGGCTTTACTCCCTGTTCTTCCATGAACTCAAGCAAGATATCTTTGCCACCTTGTAAAATATTCATCTGACTTACAACTTCCATCCAATAAACCATAAAATGTGTAATATCCCAGTTCTGATATTCCATAAGAAATTCCGACGCTTTATCTCCTATCAGTTTGTCCATACCGAATCTCTCAATGTAATTCATTGTATAGAAGTAATCTTTCCACTGGTATCTTTCTCCATCGAATGTCTTTTCGATAGGAAACATATTCATAAATTCTCTTGGTGTGAAAGCTCCTACCATATCGCATATCATTTCAATAAGTTGGAACTCGTTTTTTACAAAGTCCGGTTCGCTGCATTTTAATAACTTACAGCCAGACATTCCTTTTAGCTTTATCATTAAATACAGATCCTTTTTAAGTTCATCTGGATAAGCGCTTTTTGCTTCCTGTATTGTCATGTTTCCCCAAAAGCCTGCCATTTTGCATCTTCTGTCTAATGCTCGCACATAATTAATCCACTTAGGTTTAAAGTCGATCAGCTTTTTGCCGTCCATGACGTAAAAATTAAGCATCTTCATCATCCTTTCTCTCAATTAACGGTAAAACCCCGTTCTTCTTAAGCTTTTCATACAGGAACAATCTTCCTTTTTGCGTCCATTCCGTCTGCATAACCACATCAGACCGCCCATTCGACCTTGTAATATCAATAGTCTTACTGTGAACATATCCAAGCCCTTGATATTGCCTGTATAAAATCCACTGTTTTCCTACTTTGCGCTGAACTCCTAACTCTTTCAGCATCTTATTAAACGCTTTAGCAGATATTCCATAATCCTGTGCGATCTGTGTTACCAGTACTGTTGATTTACTGTTCAAAATCAAATCCACGTAGTTGACTTTTGGTTGCATTTCTAAAATGATGTTATTCATTTCAACAACTTCGGTTTCAAGTTCCTGTATCTGCTTGTCTTTCTGCTCAAGCATCTTGTGCGCTTCAATAACTGCAAGTGCCATAAGTTCTTCGCCGGTTGGAATAACTGTTTGCGTCTGGTTATAATAATTTTCTTCCAGTGCATCAAACTGTTCCCATGCCTTATCAGTCCCAAGCATTTTGCAATGACGGCTTGCACCTCGACGTGTCCAAAGATAAAGCTGATTCGCGTTTTTCCCAACAAGGGGAAAATCAGTTACCCTGTTCTTAAACTCCTTAAGATCTGCTCCTTTTAATAAGAAGAAATGTTCTCCCTCTTTAAAATGTGTTTTGTTGCTCTGAAAGTTCTTTTTTACGTTATCTGTTTCTGTTTCGTACACATCAGCCAACTGTGCGGTAGTGATAACTCTTTGTCCTTTCCACTCAATGACCGGCAATTCTTTTGTTCCAATATGTACTAATTCGTTCATTTGTCTCCTTTCCGGATTTTTTGCAATAAAAAATCCAACTACCGCTTGATAGTTGGAAAATACTGGTTGTCTCTATTTTGCTTTGTTGATACAATTAATGTACGGCGGCGGCCATCATGAAAGGAACTGTTATCATGAAAATCGTTAGTATACTTATCTCATTATTGGTATGGCGTGTTACCGGTTACGACTTCTTCATAATTCTAACCGTAACATCCATGACAATCGACCTATACAAAGGAATTAAAAAAGTACAAAAGAGATTAAATAAAATACTAAAGATGATGCGGAAAATAAAGCAATAATGTAACTCATTTCCTGCCGCCGTCGCATATTAATTGTATCAACTGATTTCCTGTGTTACAAACACATTTAATCTGCAAATTCCGACAAATTTCTCAACTATCAATATCTTGTTTTCTATTCTTCTGTTTTTGAGTTCCCAGTCTCTTCTACTGGATGATTTTTTGAAACACTTGCTGAACCCTCAACCATGCCAAGAACGTAGCCTTTCTGAAAGTCGTTCATTTTCGGAATGGCTTCTTTGAGTTTTTCAACAACTTTCTTTTCCTGTTCGCTCATTTATTACACTTCCTTTCTGTGATATACTTTCCTTATTTAATAGGAAAGGTGGTGTAAATATGGATAGTGGTTATTCTGAAACATTCGCTACATATGAAACTGTTGATAAAGGTACATATGTATGTATGCAATGTGGCGGTAAAAACAAACGCGGAATTATCACCATAAAACATTCAAGCGAAATGCTACCAGAATGCAAAGAATGTGGATATACTACATGGATTAAAGTAATGTAGGATTTTTAAACACTCTTTTTTCTTCTTCGAGCGTTTGGTTTGTAACCGCCAAGTTATCATCAACCAAATGCTCAATGAGGAACGTTCTTTTTACCACTCTCGTTCCATCTTCACATACTTGTGAAATGTGCAGATACATCTTCCCATCCTTCTGGAATGGAATAACAAATATACTCTGTAAAAATTTCCACTTAACAAAATGCTTATTAAAAAATGCAACTGCATGAGCCTTGATTTTACTCACTGTATCACTCCTTTCATAATTTATTTGCCATCAGACTTTGTCACTTGTGTCTGTTGACCTTGTAAGCATACATTAGCATACATTGTTAGCATTGTCAATACCTTTTTGTTGACATTGTTAGCAGTTCATGGTATATTTTATTTGTGGAAAAGAGGTGATAAACTTGAAAGACCGTATTAAAGCATTACGGGAACGCTTGGGAAAGAGCCAAGATGAATTTGGGAAAGATCTTGGATTAACGAGAAATTATATTTCTTTGATAGAGAACGGACAGCGCAACTTATCCGACCAGTCTATTAAAGTCTTATGTTCCCTGTATGATGTCAATGAAAAATGGTTGCGGACAGGCAACGGAGAAATGTTTATTCCGAAAACCAAAAATGAACAAATAAACGAGATGCTTATTGATGTTTTAAAATGTGAAGATTCAGATTTTAAAAAACGTTTAATCACGGCATTATCCAAACTGGATGATACCGGATGGAATGCATTGGAGAAATTCATTGATTCAATCGCAAATCAAAGCCAAGAAGAATAAAGAAAAGCCAAGGGCAATGCGCAAACCCTTGGCTTTTCTTCTATTCTAATAATCTTTTGACATATATATAAATGAGTTTTAACCACTCTTCATTGTCACAATTCGCGACCATTTCAGTTATTTTTTGTTTGTAAAACGCTTTGGCTTCATTACAATCATTTTCCCCCATATTGATTTCCTCCAATCATTCCGCACTTTCGATAGCGATACACAAATTATAGAACTTATGTTCGATATCGTCAACCCCATTTGACAAAATGCTACAAATTACAAACTCGTTTGTAGTTGAGGGACAAGAAAACGCCTTATCCCGCCCCTCAGCCAGAACTTGAAGTGCCCTTATCGGACAATTTTATTTTACAAATTTTCCCGCAAACATTCAATTTCTTTCGGTCGCAAGTTTCGACAGGTAAATTTCTTATTGTCGCAGAATGTCGATTGATTAGTTTAAATTTTGTTAAAAAATTAATTACTGGTTGAAAATTATGCATCTGCCAGTTATCTGTGATGAATTTTAAGTGCATAATTTTCCTTTCTGCCCGTAGGCTTTATGCAAAAGAGCCGGCTACACAACACATGGTCATGTAATCGGCTCTTAGGCTCTTAATTTTATTATATTTCTACATAGTTTTTCTTTTGTGCCAAGTTGTCCGCTTTGTTCGTAAAACAGCAGTTTAGGGAAATATCAAAAGCAAGATGGTGTTTATGAGATACATTTAAAATCTGAAGCAGCTGTTCAAGTAAGCATCCATTTTAATAAGCAATATATAGATACACCAATATGCTCTTTAACACCAAAACAATTTGGCTTCGAAATGTCTATATATGATGTCGAATACAACGCATCCGGCATTATTTTTACTATTAAGAACGACTATTCAGATGAACTTACATTTTCCGTTATTTGGCAAGCGTTCGGGAAAATACTATAGATTAGTACAATCCGCTTAACACAGCCTGTGTAAGTCTGGTACCAACATATAATGCGACATGTGTATTGTCTACATAACAGCATAGAACGCAATATTCAGCGTTTTGCCAGCCGTTAGCCCAAACGCCAAATGTTCTTTGATCCGTATTGCAATCTTTAAAAAAATCATACGCAATAATATTACTTGCTATTTCAGAATAATTCTCATCTCTAACTTGAAGTTGGAGAAATTTATATTTTGTTACATCGGCTATTTGATACTGTGTCCACGTAGCATTATTACTAAGAGAAGAAACGAGAACATCGTACTTGCCTTTAAAACTATTGCCTAAACTGCTGTTTAACGATGATATCGCCCCTGTACAAGTACCATTCCCAATCTTAGAAATGTCTGTCGTTCCAAGCATTTTATAGAGATACCGCACATTCTTGAACATCTGTGACACCTTTGCAAAAATAGAAGAATGTTTTTCGCCACTTGATAATTTTGGTACGCTTGTCCATGCTGACACTGATCCGTCTGCCACATCACTACTCGTAAAAGTTGCTGTATTCTCTGCTGTATCTCCACCGGTTGCCACTGCACCGACGTTTTCTGCTGTCAGTACCACATTTCCCCGACGGTATGATTTTTCTTTCACACCTTTCACGCCAGTAACCGGCGTACCGGCAAGCACATCCCACTTTTCATCCGATGTTTTGTAGATGTTTGCTCCCGCAGGGACTGTACTGCCCGCTCCCTCTTTAAAATCATCCGTGGTGGTAAATTCATCTGAAATATTGTACATCCATCCGGCATTGACATCCGCAAGTGCCGGAAGATCTGCAAATGCAACTGTTCCGTGTGGCTGCAATCCACCTTTAAGTCCTTCTGATATGTCTTTTGCCTGCTGATAGTAATACTTGGCATTGTCAGAATCCTCGCCCTCTCTGCTTCCTGTACCACCAACAGCATAACTCTGTGCCTTGGTTGCACTTTCTTCTGCAGATTCCGCTTTACCGATGATCTCCGCAGCCTTTTGAGTTGCAATATCTGCTTTTTCGGCTGCTGTATCAGCTGACTGACTGGCGGATGATGCTTTCTCCGTGGCTGTGGCGGATGATTCACTGGCGGATGTCTCACTGACTTTTGCGTTGCTTTCGGATGCCTCTGCCGCCGTAGCTGACTTCGCTGCCGCTGTCTCTGACGCTTTGGCATTGGTTTCGGATGTTTTTGCCGCTGTTTCACTGGCTTTTGCAGCATTCTCACTTGCTTTGGCGTTGGCTTCGGACTTTGCCGCTGCCTGCTGGCTTGACTCTGCCTTTGCCACTTCCACTTTGATTTTCGCAAGATAGTTTGGCTCCAAGTGTTTTTCCTCGATGCTACCCTCTTTGACGATGGCAGACACTTTTCCATCCTTATCAATATAAAAAGCTACCGTATCAGAATCAAGGAACTCATACTGTGTAATCAGTGCCGACAGGTCTATGTACTGTTTCGTGCCATCAATCAGAGTCAGGATAATCTGCTGTGTAGTCGGGTTATAATCGAAGTTGATTGCGATTTTCTCCATCTGTGTATCAATCGTAATCTTAGAACCGTTCTTTTTTGTGATCGTAATGATTCCGGTCGATTCCTCAAAGGTCACGTCTGCAACAAGAGTTGCTACCTCTGTCTTGGTTGCTTTTGTCGCATCCAGGGTAACTACATTGTCGTCAATAATGCCGATAGCACTATCCATTTTGTTGAGGTTTCGTTCGTTCAACGGAGTCTCATCGCTTGGGTAATTCTCCCAGTTGATAGGTACGTGTGCTTTATTCATGTTCCTTGCCCTCCTTTTCCATGTCTTTCTCCATCTGTTCCCGTTCGGCAATCACATTTCTATTTGCTTCTGATTCGATCTGATGCAAAATATCTTTAAACACCAGATATTTAACCTCAACCGGAATACTTTCACAGGCATTTACATAATTAATAATGTCATTCTCAAACTCTCGGATTTCTGCGTTAATCATAAACTTTCCACCTTTTCTTTCAGATTTTCTATCTCTTCATGCTGTAACTGCACTGTGGCTACCAGATCTGCAATAAGTTCCGTATATTTCAGTCCGTAATACTTTTTCCCATTGCTGTCTGAAAACGTTTTTGGACAAATATTCCACCCTTTTTCCGCTTTTTTCAAAACATCCTGTGCAATAAATCCATGATGGAACCCATCTTTTTCGAAATTATAACGATACGATTTTGCTCTTAAAGAATAAATAAACTCAGATGATTGCTTTTTGCTTAAATCTAAAATTGTGTTTTTTATTCTTTTGTCAGATCCATTAATTACTCCACCTCTGAATCCACCTACTCCGGTATCTCCGTCTAAATGGATCATCATGTGGTCATTATCGTTTGCGCCTTTATGCAATGAAACCTGATTATATTGAACCGTACATTTATGAACAGGACTTTCAAGCGTCCCTTCCACTGTTCGAAATCCATCCGTTCCCATCTGTACAAGTGTTCCACTGCGTTTAAATTCAATAAGGTTTTCTACAGACTCTTCCGCTTGAATATGCATATATCCCCCGGTCATTTCCATAGAACCTTTTAATTCAAGCAGTTTTGCTTTAATTTTGATACCCTCGGCTGACTGGTTGATTTCTGAAATGACGCTGTCTTTTGATACTTTCAAGCTGATCTGCTTTGATGACTGCGTAATCGTACTGGACGCACTCGATGAAAGCTGCTTAAATTTCTTTATCAGAGTCCATTTGTATTTTCCACTGCTTATTCCACCATCTGGTTCGCAACCATAAAACTTTCCAGTCTTCTGATCCAAAAAACTGTGTCCAGAATAATACGAAGATGCAGGGTATGTATTTTGTGGATTCCCGAAACCACAATGTGTAACGTCATAATCTTCGGTATCCCATACTGTTAAAGAAGCACTGACTTCTGACCGTATCTTAGTTGCGGTCACCTCTATATTTCCGGACAAATCGCCCTCTGCTTTGCTTGCTCTCGTAACTTCCGCTGTAATCTTGTCCTCATTAATTTTAATAGCTGCTGCAAGTTCAACTTCCTGTCCCTGTGCCCTTTTAACTTCTGCTGTAATACTGCTCGCATTTTGCGTGATTCTCGATGATAAACCATCCGTTGTATTTTTAACTTCTGTGCGAATTTCGGTTGCGGTCTGCGTGATCTGTGACTGCAATCCCTTCTCAACATCAGTTATCGTGCTCTGTGTCTTTTCAATGGTTCGCTCCAACACATTGCTCTTGCCTTTGAGCTTTAAAATACTTTTCTGTATTCCGTTCGCCCCGTTTGTCCGGTACTCTTCCCCATCCGCTTCCAAATCATCACGCAAAGCCTGTATGCCTTTCATAGTTCTTTTCAGAATATAGGACTCGATCAGTTCATATCTGGTCGGCAGTCGCACTGCATCCCCGACCTCAAGACACGGATTTCCTTTGCAGTCCGCTGTAAACGGGCGGTAAACAATCCCTCTGATCTTGGAAAGGATATTTTTTGCAATGCCTTTCAGTTCTTTTGTGCCTTTGCCATATACAAGAAAATTATCCTCGATCACATAAGCATTGTCTCCGGTGCCTACGATCACGCCAATATCATTCTTCTGCTCCCTGATCTGTAGCTTATTAATGGTTTTGACAAGATAATCTTCATATGTGGCAGTAACATAGAATCCTTTTCCTATCTGCGTACTCTTTGGATCGCGCGGAAACAGATCATCTGCCGGATAAAGGTCATTTCTCGGATATAATCCCTGTATCTCCTGTTCCAGATAAATATAATGAAACTTCCCGTCGCGCCCCATGTGCCCCATACAGCCATTGATCTCACAAATGCAGGACAACACTTCCTTGCCGCTCACGGATTCGCCTATGGTGCTCGATTCCTCTGTATCAGAACTTGTCTCACTGGATGCCGTGACTGCAACTGTTTTTTCAATAGACATGCCGTCATTAACCAGTATAATATCAGCCTGCTCAATCCCGAAGTGATTAAAAAAGCTGTCCCGGAATTGCTTCATTGTGACCGGATCATAAACTGTAACAGTCGTAGTTTTTCCATCTTTATCTTTCTGCTGCTCTTTATGGGATGGAAAGACAGTGTTATACCATGCTGCCACATCTGCATTTAAAATGTCATAAAGAGCATCATATGCGACAACATCACGGCACGTCCTGTCTGCCGTAGGCGTATCAGAATCAACCTTATATCTCCCGAACTGAAATGGAACATCTGTATGTCCACCAAGAGACATCCTTACTGTCATCCATCTGCCCTTCATTGGCAAAAATGTATTTGACACCGTGAATTTAATCATGGCAGCTTCACATGATCCAAACGTCAATTCCTGTTCTGAACACAAACTTTCGGTCAATTCGAATTTTTCTTGGTGTAGCTCTGTATTTGTGATATTGATTTTTCCATCATCAGATACGATGGATAACTGCTTATCGACCGTATCTTTTTTGAACAAGTCGCCATATTTATAATTAACCACCGTACACACCCCCTATGAAAGCAAGCCGAACTGAATTGTAACGAATTATTCCATCATATGTTCCGTATATCGTAGGCTGAAAATCTGCCATATAACCGTACTGCGTCACATAATCGTCATATTCCGGGATATACGCTGTGATATAGCAGGCTCTCCCTGTCGCATTTGTGAACTGAATTCGAATATTGTTTAAAACCTCACTAAAAGTCTTATTTGTCAGCATTGCCCGTGTCTCAAACTCCACTTTTAAAGCCTTTAATTCCACGGCATTTCTATGCAGATAGCCGTTGGCGTCTGTATAATCGTCCAAATCCTGCATGTTGACATATGGACTGTATGTTTCTGCTTTCATAAACGACATCGGCACTATGTAATTGCCAATCTTTAACAGCCATCCGCTGTACGCCATGCGAACACCTCCAATCAAGTTGTTTTTTCAGATTTACAAATATGAACACCATTATCATCACTTAAAAATAAGATTTCAGTTTTTCCGTCCGGCAGAATATCCGCCACAAGGCAATTATTCGGATTTCCTATTGGTGTCCGGTTTTCCGAGCACTTACCCCAGTCTATTGGTTTATATTTTTTCATGGCTATTCTCCTGAAAATAGGTATAAAAATAACACCTACCGTGTATGATAGGTGCTAAATAAATCAAAAAAGAAGCGCATCTCTGCGCTTCCTCTTATATTTTCTGTATTGTTGCATTTTCCACCAATAAGTAATTACCATCTTCCATTAGCGATAAATGATAATCTTCTTCAAAGTATTCATAGGTTAATTCCATTTCCTCTTCTTTAAAATCTTTATAGCTTTTGTAAAGAGTAACGCAACCTTTTTGACCGTTTTTTGCAGTAAAAACATAACCGCCCAATGGTAAATCTCTACCAACAAGATATCCTCCAGATGGATAAATCCCTTTTTCTTTGTCGTACATACATTCTTCTCCTTTAGTTTATTATTCTATTTATCTGCTCTTCCAGTAAAATATACCTCTGCATAATCGTATTTTCCATAACAATCAAGCTGCCCCGAAATAGTTTTCCCTGGTTTAATCTCACTGTCTGAATCTGTAATATATGTGCTGTTGTAATTTACCACATTATTACTACTGTCAAAAAATATTGCATACGCGCTTACAAAAAGCGCCGGATTTGTGCTGTTATTGGTCACGGATACAGTCACGTTTTCATCATTAAATGTCTGTTCAACGGATAAATCATTTACAACCGGTTTATAATATGGGTTTTCGTCATAATCTAAGGTATAATCCACCTTGTCAATTCCGGACACACTATCAAAATAGAAAACACCAATAGATGTTTCCCCTGCTCCCAATACATCAATGCTCATGTCGGCGGCTCCTATTGAATTCCCACTTGAATCTTTGGCTATAGCGTTCCCAGAAATTGCGACATTCGTGTTTGAATTATTTGTTACAATCAAAAAATCTAATGTGTCTCCTATTGTGTTTTCGTACAGATACTCTTTTACCAAAAAATCAGAATCAGAAACTTCTTCTCTTGTCGCTTCCTTGTTATCTACCGTACTAATAGAAGAGACTTTTTTATTTTGCTCGGTAGAATCAGCAACTGCATCATTATTTTCTCCGTTTCCGCCAAATATGGCAATCAACAGGATTATAACTATAACCACCGCAACAAACCACTTTGTTGCTCCACCCTGCTTTTTTTTGCAATTAGGGCAAATTTTTGCTTTAGCTGGAATCTCCGTCTGACAGTACTTGCATAATTTTGTTTCACTTTTTTCATTCATAGCTGGTCTCCTAACTGTTCTAAGAACTCATTGCCACAATCACAAAATTCTCTAATCATAGACTTCATTAATCCCCATGACATACCAGAATGTCCCTGATTTTTCATAATTTCAATTCCATCTTGAATAGATTTTTCTTTAACAGTTTTGATAATATCTAAGCATTGACCAAGTTCCATTCCTCTGTATAGATCATTAAGTCGAATAGGAACACACTTATCCCACATATTCCATTTATCTTTAGATAAAACCTTATGACCTTCTTCTATCCAATACTTTGATAATTCAGGGATTTTTCTTTTATGTTCTTCCTCTTCACGAATTAATCTTTGACGACTTTCTTCTTGCTCTTTATTAAATTCGTCAAAAGTTTTACCTATACAAAGCATATAAGCATCATCTAAAGACATATCAGATGTTAGTTTATTTCCATTGAATTCACCACAATATTTATTACCATCCTTTGCTCTTTCGTGCAATTCCTTTACAGCTCGTTCAATAGTCCAACCGCAAAGAAAATCAATCTCTCTATATTCCATAGCTTTTCCTCCCACCACTTGTAATAAAATAATTCTAGCACAAGTGGCGGTATTTGTCATTAAAATATTGGAACTGGATTTCTCTGTGTTCTTCTTGCTTCACTCTTCCATTGCTTAACTGTACTGTCATATATTACCTTGCCGTCTAATTCAACTTTAATTCCGCTGTTTTCACTTGTATTCTGTGCGATTTGTGACAGATATGGTGTCAATGCTTCTGATACTGCGCTTTTTACTCCTGCTTTAATTCCTTCTACGATTTGGCTGTTATTCGCAACCGCTGTATTTCCATTGCTAAACTGCCCGACCATTTCTCCGTGATTTGCAAAAAATAAACCATCTTCCGGGAAGCCTCCGGTTGCAAATGTTGGTATTTTCCCGAGGTTAATATTGCCAGCTTGAATTATTTCTTTTCCACCAATATTTACAGAATCCCATGAAAAAGACAGTTTTGAATTAAGCCACGTTGCAAAATTATTCCATACCTGCTTAATTCCTGCAACAGCATTATCAAATGCCTGCTTCAATCCGTCAGAAATGCCGCTGAATGTCCAATTATCTTTTGTAAAATACGGTTCTACATGATTTGTCCACCAAGAACCAATTCCAGATGTACTCCACCAGTTACTAAATTCGCCCCATTTTTCAGAAAGACCTTTTTTCATTCCGTCTCCCTGCTCATCCCATCTTTTTTTTGTAAACCATGGCTTCACATGATTTTCCCACCAATTATATATTCCGGTATTCTGCCACCAATCGGAAAACTCATCCCATTTAGCAGACAATCCCTCTTTTATTCCATTCCCTACTTCCATCCACTTTTTCTTTGTGAACCACGGGAAAATATTCTCCTGAATGTAAGTTAAGGCTTCATCCCACTTTTCTTTAATTTTTTCTTTTATACTGTCCATTTCAGCTTTCACTGACAGTTTCTTTTCTCCCCAATATTCTTTTACATCTTCCCACCATGAAGAAACATCCTCTAAAGTTGTTGTTAATTTATTGCGAACGGGTAGTTCTACATTCAATCCCCACCATTCTTTGACATTGTCTTTGAACTCGGAAATCTTCTCCTGTAAATTTGGAAGGACGACATCTGCTCGTAAATCTACATCATCTAATCCGTTTATATTCTTCCATTCATCTATCCACGCCTTTAGATCAAAGCTGTCAGGTACATTTAATTTATTAGGCATATTATCATTGAACTCATTTAATGCTTTTTGGAAATCATCTAATGATTTGTAATCTTCCTTTTTAGGCAGATTTTTGACAAATTCATCAACATTCATTCCATTTCCAATGCCTAATTTGTCCATCACAGTATCATGGCTCAAAACTCCACCGCCATATGCATTAATCCATTCAAACGGATTAAGAAGTTGTTTAAAACTTTCCTGAAGATATTGCAGAAAACCGCCTTTTTCATACGCTTTTTCTAAATTATTAGCATCTTTTTTTATGCTATCTTTTCCAACCGTAAAAGATAACGTTGCCACTACTACAGCAAGTGAAATAGGAATTGCATAAGAGAGCAATGATTTTACCGCCGTTGAACCAAAAGCGGCTGTGAATTTCGCTCCTATTAATTTTCCAATAGTCTCCTTGAGAAGTTTCCCTGTTAACAGTTTGCCTGCAAGTTTCAGGGCAAATGCTCCAAGAAGAATTTCAACTGTCTCAATATCAATGTTTGAAAGAAAATCTTTTACGCCTTTCCAAACATCAGACCACTTGATATTTTCTATCATGGTCTTAATTGTCTTGTAAACTCCCTGTACCCAAGTATTTATATCTTCTGCAAGTGCTTTAAAATCAAATGTTTTGAAGAATTTATTTATTCCCTCTGCCAGTGATTTTCCAAAGTTTGACCAGTCAAATGTCTGACCAAAGGAAAGTGTGGCATAAATCGCCGTATTCAGTGCCCCGGCAATCGTTTTTCCTACATTTCCAAACAGTCTCGGATTGATAAGACCATTAAGGAAATCTGCCAAGCCTTTACCAAAGTTTCTTGCCTTGGAATAAATCTTATCCCAGTTGATAGACTCCATAGCTTTTGATAAGGCATCACTGATGTATTTTCCAAGCTGTTTCAGATTTTTAATATCACTTTCGTAATTTTTAAAAATAGTATCTGTCTTGACAAGTTTACCGCCACTGGCACCGCCTGATGCGCCACCGCCGCCGGAACCGCCCGAACCTTTTTTACCAGAACCATCATTTGTTGTAATCAGTTTCAATTCATCAAACTGACGGACACCCTTATTCATTTTGTCAATGTTCTTTGCCGCCTGTCCGGTATTGTCAGCAACATCGCCTGCGCTCTCTGCCGCATCTGAAAAACTATCTGCAAGACCTGCACCGGAATCCTCATATTTCCATCCGAAGATTGCGCCTAAAGCGTTTGTAACCTTTGTGGCAAAGCTGATAACAACCAGTAAAACGGAATTGAGTGCTTTTACGAATGGTTTGAAAGCATTGATTAATGCTCCACCAATAACACTGCCAAGCTGTTCAAACGACTGTTTTAAAATTCTGATCTGGTTCGCCCACGAATCAGCAGTACGCGCAAAGTCTCCCTGTGCTGTCTGCGTATTGGCAAGGACGTACTGATACCGGAGCATTGTCTTTTCAGCCTGTGACATAGACTCGATATCAGAATCTAATCCCTGTTTCATCGCCCACTCTTTAAGGGTTGCCTGTGTAAGATCAAGACCGTAATCTCTTAATGGACGTGTCTGTCCGGTAAATATTGCAGCTAAATCCTGCGACACAACATCCTGATCTATGTTATACAGAGATGCCATATCAGCAGTTAATTTTGTTAAATTCAAAGACACATCAGCCATGGAATCAGACAAACCAATATAGCCATCTGTCTGCTTATTCAAAAACTCATTAGCTTTCTTTATCAAACTACTGTCAATTCCCATGGCTGTTCCCATTGCTTGGAATCGGCTTGCCGTCTGTTTCAATGTCAGTTCTGACATACCGAACTGACGTATAGAGTCCTGTGCAAAGTCATTGACTTTTTTTGACATGTCACCAAAAGTAACATCAACAACGTTCTGAACCTCTGTTAATGCGGATGATATGTCGATTGCATTTTTTATTCCTCTTATCGCTCCGTACAGACCAAGATAAATCCCCATAGAGGACAAAATCTGTCTTGTGAATGACTTGAGTCCGATCAATGCTTTTCCTGTGGATGTCTTAAATCCAAGGAAAGAACCGGAAAGACTACTGATGCTGGTATTTAATCCGGAAATTGCGCCACCAGACCTGTTGGAAAGATTGCCGAGTGCCTGCGTCATCTGAATGATATTCGAAGATACATTTGGCGCTTTTGAAAGCGTCTCAAACAGGTATTTGAGGTTGTCAGCAAGCAAAGGTATATTAGTCACCGCGCGACCGCTTGCAACGCTTCCAAGCCTTGATATGGACGTTACAAGATTACTCATATTGGTCATATCAAAATTCAATGCACCTATCTTGTTCATCTGGCGTACAAAGTTTTGTAACTGCGCAGATAAAGCCGGCAGATTCTTTGTCGCCTGTGTAGATGCCTTGCCACCAATTTTTGACAGTGCCGACACCATGCTTGTGAGTCCGCTTGTATCAACAGCTTTAACACTTGCTATTCCAGATGCAAGATCTCTCACAGCAGAAGATATTCCGTGGATAGAATTTGCATCAACACCAGAAAATTTATTGAGTGCCCGCACCATTGATGTGATTTCCGAAGATTTACCACCTTTGAACCCGGTAGCTGCATCGGAAATGCTTCTGATTCCGCTTGCAATATTTGAAAGTTTTGCAGTGTCAAACGATATGCTTTCCCGGAGCCTATTCATGCTGTTTACAAGGCTTTCTATGGAATTACTTGCTTTTGCAGAGTCAGCTTTGATTTTTATTTGTAATTCATCAATGTCTGCCATATATGCACCAACTTTCTATGCAAAATAAAAAGACGGTAGGCTGTGACACCTTACCGTCCTTGATCTACTCTTTTAATTTTTCTCTTGTAACCGGTCCGCATTTCTTATCTACTGTAATTCCGACTTTTTTCTGGAATGTTCCAATACCGGTCGCCGTATCATTTCCAAGAATACCGTCCACATTACTGTTTCCCTTTTTATCTTTTTCATCCAGGCATCCGTGATAAATAAGCTCCGTCTGAAGCCATCTCACATCATCCCCTCTCATGCAAGGGAATTTTTTCTTTAAAATCCTTGCAGGTTCCGGGTATGGGTTTAAATGATCTTTTACATTTTTTCTAGGGTTTCCGCTTGTCACAATCGCTGTATGACCTTTTGTTTTTGTGACAAGAACATCTCCATTGTAAAGAACCATTCCTGCCGCATAACCTCCAATGTCATCAAACATGCCACTAGAAAGAAGTACAGATTTTTCATTTGCTGTGGTGAAATTTCCAACATCTTTTCCAGTTGCATGAATAATGCATGCACGTACCGTTGTGCCGCAATCTGCTTCTGTTTTTACTTTTGAATTAATACCATATTTGACAATTCCAAGCCGGTGTCCCTGACAGTAGCCAATATTATCATTATTGCACGCTGTAATCATTGATTCTGCCAGTTTATCCGCCATATCTTTTGTTTTTGGTCTTAACACATACCATCCTTTTTTATGAACATAAAAGTTTTGCATACTTACTTCTGTTCCGGTCTGATCTCCCGGTCTCCCACCGGTCAATTTCCCATTTTCATCATGTCTTGCAGATCCAATTCTAATTGACATATTTATACCTCCAAGTTCTTTTCTGGTTTTGGGTGGCTCAACTCATAGTTTGACTGCATGACTTTAAGTTTTGCCACAAATAGCTCTCTCTGTTTCTTTATTTCTTCTTCCGTCATTTCTGAATCATCTTTTCCTTGTTGCTCATTGATTGGTTTTTTAATATACTTTGATTTTGCTTTTCGTCCGGCAAGGCAATGTTCTACTGCCACCGATACCGCAGACAATCCGTATGTTCCAAACCACATCCACATCTCATTGTCTCTTTGCTTTTTATCTAAGTTGTAAACATCCGCATAAGGCTGTAAATCAGCCGGGCAGGACGTGTCTATGTCATGCACAGTAAATCCGTACCCCTTTGTAACTAAAAGCCAAAACGGGCGGATTTCCGTGCAATACGTTTCCCATGTAAGCTCTCTCTGTTCTTCTACTTTTTCCTCGGAGTTTTCTTCTCCGCTTCTTTCTGCTCTGCTTTGAGCAGTTTTGATAAAAAACCGTTTTCAAGCAGCTCCGCTAAAAGTGCATTGTAAAGTACCTGAACATCTGCATCTTCTCCGTCAAAGTAATCATCCAGCATGGCATATACTTTTCCAAGCTGCTGTTCCTTTTCTCCCTCATTGTCCGGATTGTATCCAAGTTCCTCTTTGTGAAACTTCTGCGCGCCTACAAGGATTAACTCTGGAAGAAATAAAAGGATTTCGTCAACCGCTTCAATATCTTCCATCTGGTCTAATTTTGCTACTTTCTTGATAATTCCGCTTTTCACGGTTGCTTCATATCCAAACTTGATCTGTAATTCTTTCTCGCCAAATTTTAATTTTGTCATTTTCTTTCCCTTTCTCCCTCTCATATAGGGAAAGGGCAGTCCGAAGACCGCCCTGTTCTTTTAAATTGTTTCTTCAAGCTCTGGCTCGGTTGTCTGGTTATCGTCAGCCGATCCAACCGAACTATTCGACTGACGTGTTATTCCCCCGGTGTAAAAGCTACAGCGGTGTCCATGCCCTTGTATTCTTCAATGGTAAGATTCATTTCAACCGTCAAAAGTTCGTTCTGACCAATCTCCGGCTGTGGAATCTGCTCTGGCGGCTGAGCCACAACAAAAAACGCGTCGGTAAATCCCGGGATAATAGTTTCAAACCACATTCTTTTCCCGCCGGAAAGCGCCTTATACGCCGTGATAAGTGCTTCCCACTCTTCCTTTGTGGCATCCGTAAGGTTTACCGTGATAGGGAAAGAGCCACCGGTATCTGCGCGACCCTTTACATATCTGGTAATAGCATCTTCTAATGCAGATGCGTCAATCTGTTCCGGCTCAATGTTAATACCGCCGATTGCGTTAATTCTTGTAAGCTGTTTAAACGATGTAGGCTTTGTTCCGGCTGTCGCTTCTGTGCCATAGCCAAACGTAATTCCTAACGTAGACAATCCTGCTTCTGCCATTTTTACCTCTCTTTCTACCGCCAAATAATGCGGTTATCGGGCGCATCTTTTTGCACCCGGTGCATAAAAAATAGAGCCTTTCGGCTCTTTTACATCAATCTGTCGTTGGCTCCGATTATCCGCCGGAACCTTGCAACGCTTCTAAATTTTTTTTCACTGTCATTTTTAAACTCCGGCATTGCTGTAATTTGAAATCGCATCTGTTTAAAGGCATCAGCTAAAATAGCCATAATCCCTTTTGCATCGCTCTGCTTTGTGTTTGTAATGACGTCAACCTGTATTGTTTCCTGCACCGCATTTACGGATGTGCCCTCTAAATCTGCCCCACGTTCAAGCCCCGGCATCTCATGGATGTAAATAGTCGGGAAAACAGGGTCTTTATCAAGGTTCTTTTCAACCGTTGTAAATGCAGTGTCAAAATTCATGCTTTTGTATTTTTTCTTGAGTTTTGGTTTGGCTATCGTTGCAACATTGGAGAAAATGTTTGTTTCAAGATCAAATACCCACTGGTTGTCTGCCATTATCCAAACACCTCCTTCGCTGTCTGTGTAACAATCTGCCGCAACTCATTTGCGGTCAGATACATAAATGGTCGGCTTGGCATTCCCTCTGTAAACCACCAATCGCCATTGTCGTCCTGATAAAACCATCCATATCTTCCATCTGAAATCTGATGGATAGTTTTTCCACTTGCATACTGCCACGAAACACCCTCTGGCAGTTTCCCCGGATAAGGGCTTTGCTGTCCAACAATTCCGGTTCCAAACTCAACAAATGCGGCATGGTCTGTACCGGCTATTACCGCCCATATCCCGCCGCCCTTAGCGCTTCCTTCGTATTCCACGTGAACACTTGAAATCAGTTCCGATGTAAATATTGCGTCAAGGTCAGCAATTTGCACTCTGGCAATCTCTACGCCCTTTTCCGCGAGTTTTTCTGCCAATAGCTGACATTTATATGTCAAGCTGTTTTGATAGGCTCTAAGCTCTCGTATGGCTTTCTGAATAGACTTTTCAGACAGGCTCATTGTGATTACTTTCTTTCCCATGCCGCACCTACTTCACATTTTTTTGCAATAAGAACAAATCAACCGTCAATCCCTCGTCTGCAACACCTTTTACGATGTAATCAGCCGAATTTTCGTCAACGATTGTATTCTCTTCATCTTTGTACTTTACGTCTGAACGTTTCCATACCAAAGAGCCGACGCTCAACGGAAGTTTTCCTTTGTCCTCGACAATCTGAACAAAGTTTGTGGAATTGTCAACGCCAAACTCTTTTATAAGTGCTTCACTCAACTTATTGCTGATTGAAGAATAAAAAACCACAGGCTTCTCATAACCTGTGGTATACTCTCCGGTTGTTTTCGGTATTTTGTTTCCATCTTCATCAAGGTAATAAATTACATTACCATCAGAATCCGTGTACGAAGAATATTCGATGTTACCATCATCATCCGTCACATATACCGGCACCTTGCCGCTTTGCTGCGAATAACTCATTTTTTGCTTATTGATCTCAAGCATTTCACTTCACATCCTTGCCGAACCGTTTCCACAGCTCAGAAAGCTTTTCCCATCCATACATTGCGACAAACGCAACAATAAATCCTGCAATAATAGCCGCCAAGATCATATACCATAAAATTGATGTCTGGATGTACTGCATGTATGCCACAAACGCAGCGACCGTGATTCCGATAGAAAGAACAAATACCAAAATGTCCGTTGGAATCTTAGAAAATACGCCTACACCTTTGATTACCTGTGTTACCACAGACACAACAAATGCCAGCGCACCAATGATTGCCAGAATAATTGTCATATTTGCAATTACAGACTGTATAATATCCATGATTAAACCTCCTTTTCATCATTAAGACGGGTTTCTATCCCGTCAATTCTGTGATGCGCCGATTTCACACTTTCTTCAACCTTTATAATTCTGTTGTCGTGAGAATTTATTTCTTTTCTCATCTCCGAAACTTCATTCTTGATCTCGGTCGTGTTGTTTGAAATGGCATCCAACTTCATGTTAATGCGTGTGTTCTCCCTCACGCGTTCTTCAAGATCCGTGTTGTCTGTCCTTTTGTTGCTCTTCAAGCCCATAAAGACGGAAAAACCAAGCGACAGCACGCTTATAATGATTGCTGTTGATATTTCAATCGTCAAATCATATACCGCCTTTCATTTTTATGGCACACCGCCCACCACCGCTCAATGTGTGCCGCCTGCTACGTTTTGCCGACGTCGGCAAAACGTAACGCACAATCTTCTAACCAGATGGAATCCCATACGGTTATAATGCTTTTACAAACGGAAATACTCCAACAAACAAGCTTTCCCTGTCTTTCCAGCTACGGCTTACGCCGTTTTCTGAATAACTTGCCATATAGGCTTCTCCTGCCTGTGAATGGTCGTACAAGGCTAAATTGACGATTACATCCTCAAACTGTTTCAAGTCTTCGGATATTTTTTCATCCGTGTAGCTTTCCGGGTAATTCCGCTTGCTTACCACTTCATTTCTTGCCTGCTTGATAAGCTGTTCGATGTAAGGATTATCTTCTTTCTGGTCGAACACGACAACATCAGAAGTAACACCATCTTCATCCGTAACGGTTTCAATATGAAATTGTTTCAGTCTGATTTTGACCTGCTCTAATGTTGTATATTCGTCCATTCTTCCCCACCTACAATCCGAACTGCTCGATCAAAATGCGTTTCAGTTCCTCTCCACTGATTTCTTCTGCACCCTCGATCCCATGTTCAGCGGCAAGTGCCTGTAAATCAGCAGTGCTCATTCTGTTAATCTCTGTCTTGGTGTACCCTCCGGAAGATTTCTCTCCCGAAACAGTGTCCGGGACTTCTTCACCTGCCTCATACCATTTCCCGTTTTTAATAACAATATATGGATATTTCATATGCTACCTCCGATTAATCATGATGAACCTCAAGTACAAATGTGCTATCCATATTTTCGTAAGACGGCAATACTACCTCGGAAGCAAATACTGACATTTTCATTGGCGGACCATACTCAACCTTTGTAGCGACTGTGATTCCTGTCCCGTATGTTGTCACATCAACGTCAGCGACCTGTCTTGCAGTTCTTTCCTCTGGTGTCGTTCCAAACCATGTACTTCCAAGTTTTCCTTCCGGTAACAGTGTTACTTTGTTGTCAGGATAAAAATAATGCTCCTTTTTAGCTTCGTCCATATACATTTTGTCATACAAAACGATTGTAAGCTTTGTGCGCTTCTGAACAACTGAAATTACCGTGTCGTCATCAACCTCAATTGTTGCCGTGAGATTCTGCGCAAGAATTGAATTTCTAATCTGTGCATTTTCAAGCAAATACTGGAATGTATTGGTGTTCATAAGCACGTATTTAGCAATCTTGCCTTTCTTCTGTAACTTTTTTCTAGCGTTGTTAAGGTCAGTAAGCGGCTTGGAGTTTACTGTGTCACTCCACATGCTTGTGTCCTCAAGCTTTGCATAATGGTCTTTTGCATATGAACCGTCCTTGCCGTAATCATATGCGTACTGTACACCGTCACTTTCAATAGCAATAACCGGGTGTCCTGCTTCTGTAGAAAGAAGTGACATTCTCATGCGTTCCGGCACAACTTCTGCGCCGCTCACAAGGTTGTTAGTATCGTCATACACGCTTGATAAGGCACTTGCAAGATACGGGTCATCTGTAGAACTAATACGTTCAATTTCAAGCATTTCTTCTTCGCCGACTTCCATACCTTCACGGAAAAACGCCATTTGTGTTTTTTCTTTGCTTAACCCCTCTCTTGCCCTAAGCGTTGGAATTGTGTCAAAATTTGACGGTGCAAGTGATACCGGAAGCCCTTTATGTGTCTTAATCCAGCTTAAATCAAGCCCCTGTTTCTTTCTTTCCGGAAACCAATTTAATCCGAGGTATGGGATTTGATTACTTGCTTCTTCTGTTGTTGTAAGCGCAATAGACTTACTGTTTAACACTTCATTAATTAACATCTATATACCTCCTAAATTATTCAAATACAATCATTGGAAGCGCTGTAGAAACGCCTGCGTCATATGTAACGCCGGAATGCTTTTCAGCCACGTTTTTATTTATATATGCTTTCTTTAAAAGCACACCCTGCGGTCTGTCTTCTGTAACATCGTATCTCAAAATGCCTACGACCGTTGCCGTGTTGTCTGCCTTTCCATTTTTTCCGATTGGTGTGCCAGCCTTTACAATCTTTCTGCCGTCAGCCGTCTTTTCAACAACATCTGTAAAATCAAGTGTCATTGGAATTGCTTCGTTAGGCAGTCTTTTTAAGATTTGAACGTTTCCGGCATATGAAATCTGTTCATATTGCATGTTTGACATTTTTAATTACCTCCTAAATAATGTGACAAAACATCGCTGTTTTGGCTTTTTGAATTGCCCGAGATAAGACTTGTGGCTATTTTTTCCGCTTCTGTCTTTTTCTCTAAATTCTGGTTACTATTACCGCCGCCCGGATTTGCAGAATTATTCGCAATCTCCTGTTCCTTTGCCTGCGCTGCCGCGGTTTCCTTTTCGGCTGTAATCTTTCCAAGAGCGTCATAATCAAGGCTTCCATTATCCTTGACAACGGATTTTGCCTGCTCTGCATTGATTTTTAACTTTTCCATCAATGCTTCGCGCTGGTCTCTAATGGCGTTTTTCTTCTGCATATCTGCAATCTGCTGATTTGCTGTCTCTAACGCCTTGTTTGCTTTTTCAAGTTCCGTGAGGTTTCCTGCTTCCATTTCATCCAGCTTTTTCTGCAACTCATCTGCGCTGTCTGCCTTTGCCTTAAGCTCTGCTGCTTTTGCCTGTTCTCTCTGTACGGCACTGCCGTAATCAGCAATGATTTTTTCAACATTTTCCTCACTGATACCCATTGCAATTAACTCTTCTCTTTTCATTGATTACCTCCGATATGTCTTTACGAATTTTTGCGGTGCAACGACACCGAATGACACAGTTGATTTTTACGCTCACAACTTTGCGAATTTTTATAAAATAAAAACAGCCACCGATTACTCGGTAGCTGTCTTATTTTGCTGTTTATTTAATTGGTTTACAATTTCCTGTGCTTTTTGTTCCTGCTCTTCTGCATCATCAATGGTTTTCCATAAAGCATCCATGTATGGCTTAGACAAGAGAAATGTCTTTTCAGCATCTCCCCAGAGTCCGACCGTTTTAATTGCAATAAGAGGATGTATTCCGCACTCCAATAACTGATACAGTGTTTGTGACTTCGTATACATATTGTCTTGCGGGCTATGATTGATTTGCACATCAAAATCCCTCATTGACAATTTCAAATCATTGTCCTTAACGCGTATTACATTTAAGACAACTTTTGCAAGTCTCTTCTCTGCCGATTTCACAATTGGGTCTTTTAATTTTGCTCTTGTCTTTGAAAAATCCCATCCAGCCCTTAATGATACTGCTCCTTGTGTATCTCCTCCAGAGTTTTGGGACTCTCTGTTTGGTATTGCTAATATTGCCAAGGCATTGTCCCACAAATCATCTTTTGCCACCTGACACTGGCTCTGATTTAGTTCCTGCGTCATAATCTCAACATCGGCTTTGTTATCCTTGTTATTGGACTTTACCGTCAAAGCATGGCTCATTTTCATCTCTTCAAACGTTTTTTGGTCGATTTCACAGTTCACAAACTTAACCCAGTACTGAACAAACTGCTCAATTCCATCCATTCTGTTTGACTGCATATTGTTTATGGCATCCAAAATACCTATGACAAGCTCAATATCAGAAATTCTCTCATGATTATTTGGAAACTCAACAATAGGTATACTTCCAAATGCATGCAATTTCCATTCAGAAACTACTCCGTTTTGAAGTTTACATGAATAGTTGTCCGTATAGCACAGTTTGTACCATCTTCCATCTTCGTCTTTAAGCTCCTGCACCGCAACCACCGGTTCTTCCGTGCTCCGATTATAAATAACACACGTATTCATTGGAGTAGGCGCAACAATTTGAAATGGTATTTCTCCATTTGCAAATCTTACCGCCTTAAAAGATGTTCCGGTTGCTGACTGCCACTCTCCTGCTTTAATGTCTTTTTCCTGTTTATTCGCATCCACAAGATAGTCATTCAGCGCATCCACTGCCCGATTAATTTCATCATCATCTTTTCGACTGATAAACTGTATTGGCTCGCCATATGTCTGTCCTACTTTGAACTGAACAATCTCATACGCATGATTTTCTACTATTTTGTTTGTAATATCAGCATTTTGCACCTTTACACGGTATAAAACAGGCTGGTCACCTTTGTAATATCGCCAAAGATATTCTATGATGGTTTTGTTGTAATAAAAATTTCCGATGCAGTCTCCCACCACATTGACAATATTATCTGCTGTGATGGTTTCAACATCTGTATATAAAATTTTTCTACCATAACAGCCTTTAACAAGGTCTTGGAGAGATTTGTCATTTCTCATTTTTTTCTCCTAAATAAAGGTCATTCCGCTGGATGTTGCACGAAACGGAAGAGATTTTAATTCCGTTTTTCCATTTTCCGGATAAAATACCACTTTTTTGTGGCATTTTCTACATTCCACAGAAATGTTCATTGTTGAACGTCCATCGTGCGTGGCGACTTTTCTTCCACACCGAGGGCAATATATTGTTTTTGGTGTATATACCATAAAGTCCTCTTTTCTTTGCAAAAGAAAAAACACCGGAGATTTCTCTACGATGCTTTTCTAAATTGGGGGAGGTGAAGTATTCAACTTTTGTTGCTTTCTTCGATTATAACTATATCATTTTTTCAATATGACATTCTATGACATTTTCAAGTATGTTGCTCCATACTTCTCTTCAAATCTTTTTAATGCAATTCCATGAAGCCTTATTGTCTGCCTCCAAGAGTAATTCATTTCGGTTGCAATAACCTCAAATGTCTTTTTTTCTATGTACTTTGAAAACAACACATTATAGACATTCTCATCTTCCATGCTGTCTATCTGACTGACAATCTGATCTCTTTTAATAATATAATCATCAACCAGTGCATCGATCTTCCTTTCCATTTCATCAATCTTTGCCTGCTTCGTGCCTATCCTGTCAAAATTTGGAGTTGTCATTACTCTTTCTTCATTTGTAATTGACGATATGCTACATGCCAGCTCTTTAAGTTGTGCAAGCTCTACCAGCTTATTATTTATCATCCGGTTAAGACGGCTTATCTGTCCTAAATATTCTTTGGTTGTCATATCAATACCTCCGTCCGAAAGAAAATGGGTTTTGAGTTGCTTCTACTCTTGCCATTCTTTTATTTCCGTAAATCATGTCACATAATTGTGCCGTAGAGTCTATCCCGTCATCATGCTTCATTTTCCCTTCAAAAGTAGCAGACAAAATATTTTGAAAATACTTTCTGTACTCTTTTGTTTGATATTTCATGTCCACAAAATGAAGTTTTCGTATGTCTGGAGCATGATTTTTGATTCTATCCATTTTTGCAGTCTGATTGTCTGCCGGATCATGACTTGTGTTAATAGGGTATCCGTCTTTTTCCCATATTTTTTCACAGTCTGTGCGGTATGCTGATGTTGTCTTTGTTTCCTCAAAATGGACTTCTGCTGTCTTATTATTAAATTTATCTAAATGTCTTTCCATTCGTGAAGTAACTTCCGGTATGGTAATTTCCTTATCACCGTCATTGTAGACAACATCAGTAATATAATGTTCTCCGTCAATCTCATAGCAGATAGGCATTGATACAAAATCACCGCCACCATAAGCAGGGTCATTAGCTGCAAATATCCTATCAGGTCTTATTCCTTCAAGTTCTGCCGGATTAAAGAAATTCATAATATCGACATTGAACATCTGACCCTTTCTTTCAATAGGCTCCTGTTGATACTGTGCAAACCATGATGCCATATCGTCATTGTTTTCAAAAGATGCCATACGTCTTTTGTAATCAAGAGTTGTATATCCCAAATGATACGGATAATCAAAATTGCTTTCTCCGTTTTCATTTAGGGCAGGAATAATAACCTCTCTGTGCCGTATGCCTTTGTATTCAGGATCATTTTGTAATAGGTCTAAACGTCTACCTTGAACGTCCTTTTTCGCCCAACGTGTTCCTATCCCCAACAATTTAGCCTTTCCAGGCTTAATTCTTGGCATAAAGTTGTTGTCGAATTTTCCCCATACAGTATTTTGCCTGTCTTCACTCAATGCTTCATCAATACCGCTGAATAAGTCATCATAAACTCCAAGCCCGTCACAGTCACAAGCACCATTCAATGTTCCGTAAATGCTTCGCATTGTAAATGTTGGGTATGTTTTTTTACGTATAAGGTCTACTGTCAAATCTTTTCCGTCAGTAACCAACTTTTTCTCTACTATATTTGGATATATTTCAGCATACGTGTATGTCGGGTCCGTAATCATTTCTATGATACCGTCATAGTAACCACCAGTAATTTTGTCTGAATATGCCGAATACAGATTAGATCGCTCTGGCCTGTTAGAACCAAACCACAGATTTCCCATTTTGACTATTTGTGTCTTGCCTATTCGTCCAGGGCAAAATACCATTCCTTCGTCCAGCGCATCATCGTACAGATCTTGAATAAGCTGTGCTACCTGCCGTAATGGATTTATTCTCGGCTGATAAAATCTCTCTTCTACCGGTCTATTCTTTTCCATGTATAGCATGAAACTTTCAAATCGGTAATGTGCTTCAATCAGAAGAATTTTGTAATAGTCATCAACAAGGGTGTATTTTTCTTCATGTTGTTGGCTGTATTTTTCAAGGTCAAGTATTCTACCGCCTGTCCTACCCATGCAAAAACGCTCTACAATGCCCTTAGAACGGCTTGTAAGTTGTAATCCATACTGAATATCCTTTTCTGTATTTATTGCCACTCCTGCCGCTTCTATGTACGCGTCAATGACCTGTTCATCTATTCCATGTGTATTTATGTAATTTTCATATCCATTTACTGTGGAAATTAGGCTTGAACTTGCCAAAAGAAAAGCACCTCCGCAAAAGCAGAAGTGCCTTGACCTCTGCCTATAACTGTTTTAGGGTAGCGACTAACTCCATTTGTTAGCCGGTAATATTATTTTATTTTCTTATTATTGGTTCTTGCTGATATTGACAAGTCCACTCTGAAATATCGTTGTTGTCGATATTTTGTTTTGCTTTTTCTATTTTCTTTGAGAATTTACAATGCCACAACGCATAATTAAGCCTTGATTGCGAATAGTAAATGCAACATCTGTCTTTCAAATACTTTTTCATCTTCGGATAGTAAAACCACGATTTTATAAAATCAATAATCATTTCCATTCTCACACAACACCTTCCTGCTTGCTTCTCGTCAGCTTCTCTTATTTCATCCATAAATTTCTCCTTATCTACGCATAAAACCTTTTCAGCCACTTCGACACATTCTTTTCTCTTTTCGTCATTAGTGCATTATCTGTCTGTGTTATATCGGCAAAAGGTCAGGTTGCATTTTTTATTATTAGGTTCAATAGGCTCTTGTTTATAAAAACATTCATAAAATTTTTGCCTGTCTGCTTCATTATCTGCCACAATAACAGGTTCATCTTCTAAAGTGGAACAATCTATAGGCTCGCCATTTCTACCACCTATTTCGCGCGATTGTGCTTCTCTAAGCGCTTCACGCTCTATTGATTTAATTACTTCTGCCATGCTCATTTCTCATCCCTCTTTCAAAGTATGCTTGATCACGCTATCTGCTATTTCAATCGCTCCCCATCCGAGCAATATACAAAAAATTTTTCCTATCCAATCACCAATATCTCCTATCATTTCGGATAATAAATACCCTAAAACACTTGAAATCATAATCCATGTCAGAAAAATGTATAGGACAACGCAGATTATTCTAAGACTTTTCCATAATATTTTCATTCTTCCACCAACTTTCTGCCACACATAGGGCAAAATGCAATATCAAAGTATCCTCTCGCCATACCGTAGTTTGAATAAATCACAATTCCGGGAACTTTGTCCCCTGTATTCATCATAATTTGCGCATTTGTCAAATTCGTTTCATTTGCACACTTCTGAATGGAAATATTAGCGCCGAATATTCTGTTAAATGGATCGTTAAACCCATTCCTCCATCGGAACGGCAGGAATCGGACCTGCGACCGCTCGGATATAAGCCGAGTGCTCTACCATCTGCGCTACGTTCCGTCACAGCGCGCATAGCGCGCCGTTTATGATAGTATTTTTGATCTTTTTATTTTACCGACGTCCACTAACACCGAATAATTGCTTGCGCCGAGTTTTTTTTGCAAAAACCGAATGCTAGTGGACTTAAGCTATACTGGATGCTCCGACTTCTCACTCTGGTGCTCTGCGTCGCTATCCAGATTGAGTAAATCTCCGGTGCTGTCCGGTTCCTTTGATTTTGTTATATGTATTCTTTCCTCTGCACAAATGATAGGCAGCTGAAAGCAAATACCAAATATTGGACTATAAAACATTCTGTTACCTCCACATCAGAAACATGTTCAGCAACAGCAACATCACAAGTACCCATAATGCAATTGCTGTTTCTTTGTCTTTGGATTCTCTGCCAGATACAAATAGTATCAGCATAAAAATAACATCCAGCGTCGATATAATCGTTTTAATAATTACCATGGTTGTTTTCCTCTCACAAGTTTCTTTAGCAGGATTCGAACCTGCGAATACTGGAATCAAAATCCAGTGCCTTACCGCTTGGCGATAGCGCTATATTAACACTACTTTTCCGGCATGTAATAGACCATGTTATCAAATACAGTTATTCCCATACAAGGATCACTCATATCAACGCATCTGATCGATATGTTTTTAGATACTGCAAACATTTCGGCCACCTGTTGTTTATCCATGTTTGTGCTAATAACTTGAAAAGCCGAAAATGCCTTGTGCATATCAGAGAATACTTCTTTTTCTCTACCTAAATTCGCATACGTCCCAATGGTAAACGTTTTTCCATCAACCATAGCAGTTATCATTCCATGATTTGCTGTGAATACCGCTCGGTCAAAATCAAGCGAAACGTCTTTGCTTTGTGATACTACTCTCATACTTTTCCATCCAATCTCTTTTTGTTTTTGAGGATATTTAAAGGACTTAGTAGTGCTGATTTTCTCAACCTATCAAACCCCCTCCCCCTCCATGCAGAATCATGCTTTGAACATTGATAAATTGTTTGAATTGTTCGTTCAATTCTCTGTTTGTGTTCTAACTATTCGTTAAACCTAAGTTTCTTAAACTGTTTAAACGAAAGTATGCGGCTCAAGATGCTTAAACACTGGGCTTTAAATTGTTTGAATTGTCTATCACGATTTCACCATTATCCGGGCTTGAATTGTCAAAGTTGTCCGGCAATCTCGCACAATTCCCGCTTCCCAGTTTTGGAAGCTCCGAAGCTGTCAACGCTCTTACTCTGGGTCCCTGATCTCTAACGCCCGGCATATTGAAGCCGCAGTACTTATTCAGTGATGGCATGTAATTCATTGGGTTTCCTTTGCCGGAAACCTGTAAACCTACCAAACTTTCCTCACGCATTTCGTCAATTTTTTTGCAAATGTCGGAGCCTGATGAGCCTAGCTGCACGCCATTAACCCATCCGTTTAACGTATCTCTATGTATTCCGGTAAAGAATGTAAACCCAACAATATTCACTACTTTCTCGTAGTCATTACACAGGTCTATATATATATCTAATACCTCGTTAACCTTATCTGTATCATAGGCATTATTAATATTATTATCATCCTTCAGGTACTTTGGATTAACTTTAAACACATGTTCATAAATATATTTACAGCAGTTATACCATCTATTCTGTGATATTTTGCATAAATCCTCTATATTCCTCTCTTCCATCCAGAGATTTATATACATGTCAATGTCATCTTTAAAAACATCAACTGTATTATTCACTTTCTTCATTTCAACTGCTGACATGTTATATATCTCCTCTCTCCAGTACTGGAATACTTAAAATAAAAAATGCAACTGATACAATCAGATCATGATGATCTCGACTGTACCGGCTGCATGAAGTCCGTTTCTTTCGGGACCTCGACTGATCAGCTCCGCCCGTTGCCCGAATGCTTTTTAATTTAATAAAACAATATCATTCTATCATTTTCTTGTCAAGGTATATTTTAAAATTAAATTTTAAGCCTGTATATTATATATATTATTTATATAAATATACTGCCTTATTTATAATATATATTTTTAATATTACAAGAGAGAATATACTCTTTCTCTAACTCTAGTGTCTTACTCTACGTTGCAAAAATGTTGCAATTTGTTGCAGAGGTGTTGCATTGCAACAAAACTAATACTATTCTATCATTTTTGTCCTGTCCGTAATAAAATTATCACTCTTGAAATTTTGTGAAAATTTAACAAAGATTTTCTACGTTTTAAACAAAAAAAGACAGCTATATTTCAAGCTGTCAAATTATCAATACTCATTTCAATTATTCAATTTCAAACCCTACCAGCTCCCACTGATCCGGTTCTCCGTCCTCATCGTAAGATACAGGATCGTTAATTTCTTTAACTCTAAAACTCGGTGTATCTTCATCCAGCGCCGCGCCTGTACTGTCACATTTCCATGCTTCCATCGTCTCGCCGTTGCTTGTGTCGTGATCTACTGCGATCATTCCTAACTCTTCAACCTTGAAAATTTCTACTGCAAAATGTCCTTCCATCTGTCCTAACTCTTTTAAAATCTTTAACATAGCTTTTTCCTCTTTTCTTTCTTCTCTGGATGTGCTATATTCAAATAGCATACATTTCACTTGGTATGGTTTTTGTGTGTCGGGCTGGATTTTCTCCAGCCCTTTTGTTTTCTCCTTTCCGGCTTTCGCCTATTGCCTTTCGACAATATTATAATAACATTAAAATATAATTTTGTCAACACTAATTTTAGTGTTTTAAAAAAATCTTATTTTTTCTTCATCAGTCGGAACGATTTCCAATACATCCGACGGCTGACATCTTAAAATAATGCAGATCGTGTTAAGCGTGTCTGTAGTGATTCCCTTCCCTTTTCTCAAATTCTGCATAGTCGCTTCACTCATTATCTTCTCTTTTCTCATCCGAGTAGAAGTGTATCCGTGTTTTGAAAGTTCTTTTAATACATCTATTTTATAATTAAACATTTTTTCACCTCACATTTTTTATTTACTACATTATATATAGAATCACTCTAAAAATCAACATGAAAATATTTTACAAGAACACTCTTTTTAGTGTTGACACGCACTAATATTAGTGTTATTATAATCTCAACAGGAAAACAAGGAACGGAGGAAATCAAAATGGTAGATAAAAAAATAAAGGATTTTACAAAAGGAATTGAAGAGATCGCAAAACTTCATCCAGCAGATCAGGAAAAGGTTTTTCAGATGGTTGCCGATCGAAACGGCGCCGCCGCTGCTGGATACATTGAAAAGAAAGTAAATGATTATGAAACAGCAAGAAACATGTTAAAAAAATTCTTTAAATAACGGGAGGAATGAACATGAAAGATTATGCAAAGTTTATGAAATGGGCAGTTGTTTACATAACCGACAGAAAAGGACAGGACGACAGGAAGAGCAAAGTTAAAGTTGAAGCTCTTTTCAGTTCTCCAGTACAGGCAGAGGATAATTACATCATCCGCAACCAAGAAATTAAGCGATATATCCTCCATGTGGATGATTTAGAAGAGTTTGAAACAGTGTACAATCAGTTGCAAGATTTAAGGGAAAAATATGGAGAATATGCAATCTTCCACATTAAAGATCTTAATCTTAGTTGCGATAAGGAAAACAAATGGCGCGAGATATTAGAAGTATATACAAGCATTGACTTTTAGCCGAAACGCTCCGATCTGGAGCGTCAGCCGCGGGATGGTCTCCCGGCTCTGATGAGGCAGACTAGAAAGGGAAAACATGAAGGATTGGACGTTAGAACAATTATATGACCTTTGGAGAGGTAGAGGATATACAAAGAAGGAAGCGCAGGCGAAAGCTGAAAAGGATTTTAGAGAAATGCACCGGAAGAAATCCGAAGCAGAACGCCACCAGATCATGCAAGAAATGCTTTACAACTAAGTCGAAACCGCCGCAGAGGATGCACGCCGGATCACTACCGGCGGCGGTTTTTACCCAAAAGGGATTTTATTTTAAGGAGGATTTATAAATGACACAATTAGAAAATTTGAAAAACCAGATCAAGGAATTAGAAAAATCATGTGATGAAGCGCGTGATAGAATTAAAAACGAGAACCTGCCGTTTTTAAACATTTATGAAAACAGAGCTGCATTTTTTATCAACAAAATAGAAATCCGAAACGTGACAAATCAGGGAATCCGGGTTTGTATTGTTTTTGAAGATGAAAAAGAGCTTGCAATCGCGATTAGTGATTATGCAGAGAATATAGCGTTTTAAGCCGGGATCGTCCCGGCTTTTTCCAGTGTCCGGATATATTGCAGCTTGACAAGATACACGCCCGGTCATATAATGCGCTTAAGCGAACACGTATAAGCCATTTTAAGGCTTGCGCAAGGCAATGCAGTGCTTTTATATATTTACAGCACGAAACGTCTGTAAATCGTTTTTACGACGTTGCAAGCCTGTAAACACTGTGTTCATCTTGCCGCGTTGGCATCCGGCAGCATGTCAGACAATGCCGGCCTGCTGATCGCAGCGATGTGCACTATCCCGGCAGCCCGCCGGGGTGTGAAAATTCTGATTTCTGATCTCAAAATCGAGCCATTTTCCAAGAAGAAAAAATTCAAAAGTTGAAAAATGAGATTCCAACTGTGAAAAGACAATATGCACAGTAAATTATTATGCGTCATTTCGCAAATTGTGAAATTTGACTAATTCGCTCTCTTCTCTTTCTCTGGCTCTCGGTCTGTTTCTGCTTTTTCTGCGATTTCGTTGTTCTTGTTCCCATTCGAAAATTCCTCATTTACTTTCTGGTTGCGTGATTTGTAATTTACAATCTTTACATCTGTGTTCAATTCATCCGGTATCTTCCCGACGATCAACACTGTATGTGGCTGCAACATGTCGATCATAACTTTGAATCCCTCGCAAAACTCTATCCGTGCCGCCTTTGCCCGCACTCTTCCATTTGTGCATACAGCAATCACACCGCCCTTACTGTACCCGGCAAAACAAAGATCATAATTGTCTTTGTCCGGGATACCTACGGACGGTATAACACGGATCCCGTTCAGAAACATGTAATGTGCAAGTGCATGGTTCCGGTACACGTTATACAGGTTCAATGCAAACGGCATACCACAATCGCCAGTAGCAATACTGAAATCCGGCATACAGACCGAGTGGAAACACTTCAAGTGTTCCAGGTATTTATCCGGGTTATTCCACAGTCTTTGAAACTTTGAATCGTCAATATAGAAATTCACATTCAATTTTCTATGCCCTTTTATCTTTTGTGAAAAGCTCTCTCCAAAATCTATGGAATCCTCTGGCAGATAATCCAAACTACATGCCGGGACAATCGGGATCTGATATTTTTCATCAAGCTCCGCTCCATAGATCATATATTCTTTCATAACATCAAAAGATGTATGACATCCATTGTACAATACTATCACCCCCAAAAACATTTTACTATTTTTCTTCTTGACAAACAACTTCTTTTGTGAAAAGCAAAGAACGTGCGGCGTAATCACTTCTGCTTAGTTCATTTATCAGCTTTTCCCTTGTCATTTCCGGGTTTGTTCTGTGAATATACCGCAGCAATTCATCTATTTTGTCCACTATGCTGCCCTCCAATCAATGTTTGACATCAGATCATCCAAAAGATAGATCAAATCAGTACCGTACAGGCTGATCCAGTCCGCAAGATACTCTTCCTGCTCAATCGGCATATGAATGTTATAGGAAAAGCAAAAACAATGACAAAGTTCATGAGCCAGTATTTTGCGCAAATAGCCATTTTCTGGTTTATCCGAAACATATATTATCCTATCATTCCAATCAGTCACAGCAAGGCTAATAGAGCCATCAGAGCGCATTAATTTATGACTTGCGCCGTGAACAAATTCTATTTTCCATTCAATACCATTTATCACAAACATATTTACCTCCAAAAAAAGAAACCACCAGCCAAATATCAGCCAGTGATTTCTAAATTTAAAGTTATTCTTCTTGCTCTTCAATCAACAAATAATTAATGTACCTTGTTGCTGTTCCAGCAAGTTCTTTGCTGTAGTCTAGCAAGTCCATCTTGTACTCCGGTTTATGCCCATATGTGACTCTATAGAACTTTTCCACAAGTTCTAAGTTATGTAAGTCAGACAATTCCACAAGAATTTTGTGATATAAAAATTTTCTCGTCCATCCGAACCGGTCACAGATAATTTTGAGTTTCCAGTTATTTTTATTAAACCATTTACCACTCTCTATCTTTTTTACGATGCTCCAGTGTGAAAACGGGTCTTTCTCCGGAATTTCAGCCTGCGGATTTTTCAAAGCCTGTTCCATGTCGTGAAAGCGATTGATGTATTGAGCTGTGAAAGCCGTTCCCTTAACTCCGGTCAGCTTGTGGGCGATAAATTCGCATCCTTTCTTTGTAATGTCAAAGCAAGGTTGTGTTTTGTTTTGACTATTTTTATATGTGCTTTCTTTGAAAAAATCGGACAGCGCAATTTTGCGCTCTCCTTCAAGTTCCTCATTTGCTTTTGATATTTGGTTACAATATCTTCTGATATCTCTCATCAATTCTTTGTGGTTCTTCCCAACCATTTCCGAAACTTCCATACTGGTTAACGTCTGTTCTAATTGTTTCATCTGAATATCATTCATCAGCAAATCCCCCATTTATTCTTGAATGAAATAATTGTGTTCAAAATAAACTGCAAAAATTTTTCGTCCTGTATGCTCTGGATTTCTGTAATCAGCTGTTCTTTCATCTCGCACCGCCTTTCTTGTCAGATGCAAGGTTACTTGTAAAAATCCAGACACATCTTAAAAAGTGTTCGCTAAGTACATTCAGATTTTTGGTAATTGCTTCAATATACATTTCTCTCATAGATTTTTCCTCCCTTTCAATTTTTTCTTGAAAAGAGATACTCTCTATGATAAAATATTTCACAGAGAGTTATCTCGGTTTTAGGGCAGTTGCATGACCGTCAAATCATTTGCAACTGCTCTTTTTGTTTAACTGCTGATTTCTTCATCAACCTTGTTGTCAAGCCACTCTTTTTTAGTCATTCCTTTTTCAAAAAGTTTTTCTTCTAACTTTTCAAACTTCTCCCTGTCAAGCTCAACACTAAAATTTCTTGTCTTTTCTCTACGTTGTTTCATATAATCAGCTCTGCTCTTGGGTGCGATTTTAACCACCTCCTTGTTACGAGTTACGTTATATAATGTTACATGTAACAAGTCAATACCTTTTTGAAAAATTTCCAAATCCACAAATCACTAGCTGATATTCAGTTGTCAATGTTCAAACAAACAGGGGCATTTCTGCCCCTGTCATTACATTTTGGAAACAAGCGTTGACAGCTTGCTCTTTGTCATTGTGCGCTCTTCCGGTGTCATGTCGGAGATAAGTTCCGCCATATCCTCCGAAAGCTCTTTCATGTATTTTTCAAGGTCATGCATCTTTGCGTCCTTGTCCTCCGGCGTATTGCCCTTGTGAAGCTCTTTGCTTTCCATGTAGCTTCTACGGCTCATGCCGCTTTTGCCCTCTCTGCGATCACGCATTCCACCATCTTGTGTCATTTTAGGCTCGGTATAATACATTCTGCCGGAAGAACGATCCATATCACGGTCGTGTTCCATTTCCCGGTACATTTCCGGTGTCATGTGCCAGTATGGAGGTTCTTCATATCCGCGGCGCGTACCTCTTCCTTTTGGGGCAAATCTTCCGTTTGCATAGCGGTAGTTATCATAAAATCTTCTGCCGTCATCGAATCGATCAAACATTTCCATTGTTTCATCTGCACTGGATTCTTCCATTGCTTTCATCAATGTACGATAATACATTGCTTCTGCAAGGTCTTTCATCATGTCTGTAACCTGTCCCATTTCACACGGGTCTATATTTTCAATTCCTTTGTCAATTTCGCATTTAGCACATTCAGACAGTTTTTCAATCATTTCGTGCATTCTCTTAATATCCATAAAACCGCCCTCCTTACGCTTCCCGGACTGCAATTAAATTGCTGTTCTGAACTTCGATTGACTGCGTAGACGTATTCTGTACCGCTACCGTAACACAACAACCGCGAGGAACGTCCACATATGCCTGCGCCGAAACGTTAAAGAAGTTTTCAACTGCCGCCGGTGTAACAATCATTCGAGTTGACTGCAACGGTTCTCCGTCAATTGCAATAGCCAGTGAAATAGCTTCAACTGTGCCACCGGTAGGAATTTGAATGTTCCCGGAATAAGATACCAAAAATCTTGCCCGGCACTGATTTGTAAGTCCTCTTAATTTAACAATGCCACTTCCCTGTCTATGAACAATGCATTTTGTTGCGCATACCGGAGTTTCTGTAAATGCTACATCTTCTCCCTGCGCGACAGTTTGAATTGCAATTCCTGTAAATTCTGCCATAATTATTTACCTCTCTTTCAAAAAATAAGGGCAAACATTATAGTCTGCCCTTTGTGTTTATAAGCAATACTGCACAGCAGACATAATCGAGTTAAACTCAATTAAGATACTCAATTATTCAATTTTGTGTAGCAGCTACTTTTAGCAGCTACATCCTGTGTTACATCCACAACCATACGCATAAGCGTTAGGATTTGGAACAACATATGCCGGGATTGCAGCCGGATTTACAGCGTTGATGATCTGCTGTGTCTGCGCTGACATTGCAGTAGTGAGCAATGCAGACTGGCGATCCTGTGATGCGGCTCTTCTTAAGTCATTATTTTCTGCCTGTAAGGAAGAAATCTTTTCCTGACACAGGTAATCAAGGATTGCCCTTGTTCCTGCCTGCTGGCTGTCGATAATGTCTCTTGTGTTGCTGTTCATGGTGTTCTGCAGTGCACATGTGTTCTGCGCCATATTGTAGTTCACACCCTGGATAGCTTCTCTGGTTTCGCAGCAGCAATTAGCCAACTGGGACTGCAAAGCATTCTGCGCCTGCATAAGTGTCACGTTTGTGGTATTAAATCCCTGCTGTGTCTGGTAGCCAAGGTTGCAGATTGCATTGTCTACACCATGGAAACCGTTCATAACGGCGGTATTCTGTGCGTAAAATCCATCACAGAGACCATTTGTGATACCATCTAACTTTCCGATGATAGCCTGCGTGTCAAAACCACGCTGAATTGCAGAGTCGGTGTATGCAGATGCTGTCGCTCCCATACCTCCGTTTCCTCCCCAGCCATTGCCGCCAAAGCCGCCCCAGCCAAAGATCATAGCGAAGATAATGATAGCCCACCAGCCATCGCCGCCCCACATACCATCATTGTTTCTTCCGTTTCCTGTCACTGCTGCAATATCAGCAAGACTAGGCATTGCATTTCCATTAAACATTTTGTTTACCTCCATCTGATCTATTTACAAATGGGATAACCGGTTATTTTGCGCGCACCCCAAAATGTACTAATGATTAAACATACTCATAACTTTCTGTTTTGCTTCATCTACCGTAATTCCTCTTTCTTTACAGAGATTCTCTGCCATTGTCTTAAGTCCACCTGTATCTCCGCTTTGATACATTTGCATGGCATTTTTTGCCATAGGATTGTTTTGAACCTGCGGAGAATTCATCATTTGATTTAACAATAATTGTGCCGGATTCATTCTGGATCACTCTCCTTTTTTACCTGTGAAGTTTTTCTTTGACTGCTTGGAATTTTATCTAATCGGTTTTCTATCTGTTCAATCTTCCCAAAAAGTTCATCAAACTTCTGCATAAATGCACCTGTGCACTCGTCTGATAGGTCAAATTTCAATTTTTCAGTATCATGCGATAAATTGCTAACAGTATCATGCGAAACTGGCTTAAAAACGATTGTGCGAATTGTTCCATCTGCGTTCCAACTTTTAGCGTATATTTCTGTCATATCCTGTTTTGGGAAAAATGCAACGCTGCCATCCATTGGCACATCATTGGCAGTGATGTTTTCTACCGCCGGAACTACTTTTCCATTTATGCCAAAAGTTTGAACCGGGATCTGCTGCTGAATTTGCTGCGGTGCCTGCATATAATTTTGTGTATTATCAATGCGTGGCTGATTCATATACGGATTGTATGCGTACTGCTGCCCGTATTGCTGCATCTGCTGATTATAAATCGGATTCTGGTATGCTCCGCTCATATTCATCCTGTTTGACCTCCTCTAAAACATCTTCTATTGCGTGTATGATAGACGACTGCGTTGACAAGTCCAAGGACTGTAACTCTTTTCTGGCAAAAATTTTTTCAAGAACTTCATCTGAAAACACCACCATCCCTCCCTTTGATTATATTTTTGCATAAAAAAAGGCGGCAAAACCGTCACGATTCCGACAGTTTGCCGTCAAAAAATACAACAAAAAAGAACGCATTAAGCGTCCATATATCCGTTCGTGTTACCTTTAGTGTTACCTTTGATTTTGACCTTTAGAAAAGACACCATTCAAAAACTCCTTTCTTTCAGTAAAATCAAGGCTTCACAAGGTTTTCTTAAACAAAAATAAAGTAGCGGAAGGGAGATTCGAACTCTCGACACTACGGGTATGAACCGTATGCTCTAGCCAACTGAGCTATTCCGCCATATTAAATTGTCATCAGAACTTCTGATGTAATGGGACCTATAGGGCTCGAACCTATGACCC